TCACTACCCTTTGGTTTCAGGGGTCACAATCTTCTAAAAACCACCGACCTTGCAACAAATGCAGACCCTGCATCCAACGCAAGAATCAGCGGAAGAGGCGTTACAACCAACCTCAGAGGATCTATTCTTCCTCCCATCCCGCTTAGAACAAAAGTAACTCGTGGTGCCGAGTTGGAAAACTATGCTTGGTTGGGTCAACCTGCACAGACAGAAAATCCTTCATCATTGTTCCACTGGGGTGTGAAATTCGAGAGAAACAATTATGCATTGAATCCAAACAGTTCAAGCGAAAAGAACGGATTGATTTCGTCCTTGTCCAAGTTTATGGGTATCATGAAATTGGATGCTCTTGTAACGGGTTCAGGCGCAGACAACTTAAATAACAATAAATTTACTTTGGCACGCGTAGCCCTCTCTGCCACCTCAAGGTCTAACTTGACAGGTTCTGTCGAGCAACACATGAGAGAAGCAGCCTACATTAGAAACGGAAAAGTTAATCCATCGAGTTACACAATTTCTGATGATTTCTTGGGTAATCGGTACACAATGGCAACCTTGTTGAAAGAACTGACCCCATCGGAATTCAATAAGTTTTCTCCATACACCAAGTTCGTCACTTTTATGCATGGCGGTTGGGATGGCGTAAACATCCTAGATAGAAACGCAAGAAGATTAAATGACAAAGCTGCGTCGTTTGATTCTGGCGCTTCAACTAGCTTTAGTTCGCCGGGATTTACTACGAATTTTGCGGGTTCAGGCTCTGCTAACTCCACGGTCATGTCGTACAAGACGGCAGTTGACCTGATGACTGACCCACTTTCTGTAAACGTAAACGTCATCGCAATTCCGGGAATCAGAGAGCCTTATCTCACCGATTATACGATGGCAAAGGTGAAGGATTACGGTCTGTCTTATTATGTGATGGACGTTCCTGCTTATGATGATAATGCACAGCGACTGTTCGACGATTCGGTCAAGCGCGTCAGCGTAGACAACACAATTGCATCATTTGACGGTCGACTGATCGACAATAATTACGTAGGAACCTATTTCCCGGACGTATTCATTGATGATGCTACGAATCGCAGGAAGGTAAAAGTTCCTGCGTCGATTGCAGCGCTCGGCGCCCTTGCCTACAACGACAGAGTTGCGTATCCATGGTTTGCACCTGCAGGTTTTAATCGTGCCGCGCTTGACTTTGTGACAAATGTTGGTGTTCGCCTCAATGTCTCGGACAGGGATTCCCTGTACGACTCAAGGATCAACCCGATCGCCACGTTCCCTCGCTTGGGATATGTCATCTATGGGCAAAAGACCTTGCAAATTTCCAAATCAGCGTTGGATAGGGTGAACGTACGACGCTTGTTGCTTGAGGTGAAACGAGTCGTGATCGCAATCGCTCAAAGGTTGATCTTTGAGCAAAATACGCCCGAGGTAAGAAATAGATTTGTGGCCGATGCATCGCTACAACTCAGTCTCATACAGTCGCAGGCAGGAATTGAAGCATTCCAGGTCGTGATGAATGAAACGAATAATAGCCAGGACGACTTTGATAACAACCGTCTAAACGGCAAAATTGTGATTGTTCCGACCAGGGTCATTGAATACATCGCAATTGATTTCATCATCACAAATAGCGGCGTACAGTTTGTTTAATAACTTGAATTTGAGTTCATGAATATTTAGTGTCTAAATGGGAGCATAAACATGGCACAAGGAAGCGCAAAAGTAACCGCAACTGAGATAGATTCATCAGGTCCCGTGACAACCCAACCGTCCGGCGTTCCTGCGGGAATTGTCGGTACGTCAACAAAGGGGCCTGCATTTGTACCTGTCACTGTTGGAAACCTGTCTGACTTTTATGACAAGTTCGGACGTACTGACGGTAAAAAGTTTGGGCCTATGGCCGTAGCACAATGGCTGGGACAAGGTGCCGGATCGGTCACTTACCTCAGGGTACTTGGCGTGGGTGACGGTAAAAAACGTAACGATGATGGGTCTGTTACGAATGCAGGATTTGTGGTCGGAGGTGATCTTCCACGTACAGTGGTTGATACGTACTTGGGCGACATCGATCAAAATCCGTATGCAAACTCCGGAGGAGACCCGGGTCGTACGTACTTCTTTGGCACATTCATGTCAGAGTCGGCCGGATCTACCTCTTTCTCTGCTGCGGGCCTGCAGACTGCCGGAGATAATATTTCTGTACCGATCATTCGAGGCGTGTTGATGGCAGCGTCAGGTGTCATTCTGAACGTCTCATCTTCATTTTTGACAACAACGCTAAGCGATAATCCGTCATCAACGCTTATAGCAAGAAAGGGCGGCGCCGGCCTCAAGGGAAGCTACGTCGGAGACGTGGTAACAGCCAACCAGACATTCGTGTTGCTTCAGAATGGTCACATCAACGTCGCCGATACACCTAACGTACTAACCTGTTCGTTAAACCCTTTGTTCCCAGATTACTTTGCAACAAAACTCAACAAAGATCCATCAAAGATCAGACAGCACGGACACTGCCTGTATGCCAACTGGGATATCATGCCTGCGGAGGCAGTTGTTACGGCAACCGGACTTACCAATGCGGTCCCAGTCTCTGGGAAAGAGGCCTTGGGCGTCTTTCTTTTGACAAGCTCTTTGGGAAGAGATGCAGCGTCTGCGACAGTTCCAAACTATGAGTCATTCAGCGACAGGTTTTCACATGCGAAGTCACCCTGGGTCATCTCTCAGAGGTTTGGTGGAAAGCCCGTTAACTTGTTTAGATTCCATGCCCTGAGTGCAGGTGCAGGAGTCTCATCGGAGTTTAAGATCTCGATAGAGAACCTGACTCCCGCACGTCAAGGCTCTGCCTACAGGTTCGGATCTTTTGACGTAATCATCAGAAGATTTAACGACAGGGACAATCAGACGTCAGTCCTGGGCAAATATCCCAACCTGAATCTTGACCCAAGCAGCGATCGTTACATCTCTAAAGTCATTGGGGATGCACATACGTTTTTTGACTTCGACAGAGACGAAAGGGCACAAAAGCTTGTCGTCGAAGGAAACTACGCAGCTCAGTCAAATTATGTTAGGGTAGAGGTGGATCCCGCAATTGAACTCGGTACAATTGATGAAGAAGCCCTTCCTATGGGATTCAGGGGAATCGATCACCTTGTTACGTCAGGCAGCGCGCCTCTCTCCGGCGGAGACCTAGATGGTATCATACTAACGACCGACGCCCTCAAGAGCGTGGTAACTCCACCACTTCCTTTCAGGACATCAATTAATAATGGATCCGTTCAGAACAACATCGCCCAGGCCTCAAACAGGCTTTACTGGGGCGTATTGACAGAGAGACTCGAAAGCGTTGATGAACCCAACAAGTCGATCAAGAAAAACTCTTCAATCGAGAGTTTCACAAAATATTTCCCTAATTACGCTGTCGGAGAGGCAAGCTTCTTGACAGGAAGCAACTCTGGTCAACCTGATTCTGCCCAACTTGGGATCATTGATGCAGATAGGTTCTGTAACAATATGTTTACGCTAGAGAACGTAATGGTAACTCATACCGTTGATGGTGTTGCAAACCCTGAAGACTGGGTGTCATCTCGATATTCAAGAGACGGATCAACCCCGGCCGGAAGATACCCTCTTACGGTCGCTGACTTGCTTGAAACCAAGAACAGAAGATTTGCCAAATTCACAATGATCATGCAAGGTGGTTTTGATGGCGTCAACATCTTTGATCGTGACTCCGCGGACCTGAATGATAATGCAGTAGATGCAGACATGTCGTGGGTTGACAGAGGTGCTGAGAACGGCGGCGTCGTGAAGGCCTACACAAAGGCCCTTGAGATCCTCAAGAACGTTGTGAACGTAGACATTCAGTTGCTAGCGATGCCGGGTATCAGGCAGGAATACGTCACTAACATGGCCGCTGAGTTTGTGAGGGATAGATTCGACGCCCTTTACGTCATGGACATTATCCAGAGGGACAAAGACGGCATCGACATCAGATTGGGCACAGACGTGAATGTCCATGTAGGCAACACGATCTCAACGTTCAATGAGAGGTTGATTGACAACAGTTTCGCCGCAGCATACTTCCCTGACGTAAATGTGAGAGATCCCAACACCGGAAACAACGTAATTGTTCCTCCCTCTGTTGTGGTTCTTGGGGCACTTGCCCTGAACGACAAAGTTGGTCATCCTTGGTTCGCACCTGCAGGTTTCACGAGAGGTTCGTTAAAGGACTCGATAGATGCCAAGGTAAAATTGTCACAATCCGACCTTGATCGATTGTATGACGCAAGAATCAATCCGATTGTCTCACTGCAGGGATCAGGCGGACCAATCATCTGGGGGCAGAAGACACTTCAGGCGGCTGCTTCGGCTCTCGACCGCGTCAACGTTCGTAGATTGCTCATCGAGATCAGGCGTCAGGTCCGCGACATCGCCCAGACGATCCTTTTCGAGCCAAATCGCGCAGCGACACTCGCTCGCTTCAGCGCAGCTGTAACCCCAAGGCTTGCAAGGATTCAGGCACAGGCGGGCCTCGAGAGGTTCAGTGTGGTGATCGACTCGTCGACGACAACACAACAGGACATCGAGAACAACACCGTCCGTGGTAAGATCTTCGTCCAGCCGACAAAGTCCATCGAGTTCGTCTCGCTTGACTTTGAGGTATCAAATACCCTTCAGTGATAAACACCACGTCACCCTGAGAAGAACATGAGAATTACGGTCAATGAACTAAAAAAGATAATATTTGAAGAGGTCCAAAGGGCCTCCCGGGGTCAAAATATGACAATTCGGGAGGCCCCGCGGGGTCATTATAATCCGCAGGCACAACGTGGTGGATACTTCGACAGCAGACTGGGTCAGTACTTGCCCACAGACGCAGACATGGGCGAGTACGATGACGTCGAAGACCTCGACTCACCTGAGGACGATGAATACCTGGGTGATGGTGAGGAGCTCGATCCCGGGGGATACTGGGATGAAGAACCGGATCTAGACCCAATTCCTGCCGAAGACGACGCAAGATTCGCTCGGTTGGACAAATTAAGATTTTGAAAGTTTAAATTCACGTTGAGCAATATTTAGAACAAACAGGAGAAGAAAATGGCCGAGACACTTGAAGTATCATCGATGTTACCTACAAAATTCGAGCCCAAGCGCAAGAACCGGTGGGTTCTCATGATCGAGGGCATTGACGCCTACATCTGCAAGACGGCCTCACGTCCGACCGTGAGCACCGAGGAACAGGAGATTCCGTTCATCAACTCACGTCGCTACATCGCGGGCAAGACCACATTCGGAACGATCAGCGTCACCCTCCACGACCCGATCGCACCGTCCGGTGCCCAGCAGGCGATGGAGTGGATCCGTACCTGCTACGAGTCGGTGTCAGGTCGCGGTGGCTACGCAGACTTTTATAAGAGAGACATCCAGTTGAAGCTACTCGATCCGGTCGGTACCGTGGTGGAGCTCTGGGACATCAAGGGAGCGTTCCCGACAGAAGTCAACTTCGGCGACCTGTCGTATGAAGACGGTGCACCCCTTGAGATCTCGTTGACCCTCAGGTTCGACAACTGCGTCCTGCAGTTCTGACATAGGCCCCGCAGCCTGCAAGATGATCACGATGACCCCGCCTGCGACCCACGCGGGGTTTGTTTAATTTATTTCAGGGCAATATGATCAAATTACTCAAGCAACATATCAGATCTGTCGTCTCAGAAATGTCGACTAGGTACAAGAGAGAGACCGGAAAGAGCCTACCTCGTTGGCAGCAGATGTTGGTGCAGTACGAAAAACAAGGTGGTCTCTTTGTTCATTTCTCTAGGTACCCCAAACTCGGTCTCAATCCGTTGAATGAGTTCAACACTCCCACGGGATTTTACATGTATCCACTTGACACGGAGAAGATTGCACCGTTCGCGATCGGCAGAGAGTATGCAATTGTTTGCAGGATAAAGCCTGACGTAAGCATTTTGAATGTCGCAAAGTATCAGGAAGACGAGTTGCGATACGATATCTCGATATTGAAAAACACCTATTCGAACAAAATCAAAGAAATAGACGCAACGCTTGCAAAGTTCAAAACAAACAAACCAGGCGAACGCATCTGGCAAGTGGCTCGTACTCTCTCAAGAGGCACGGAAAGGACTTTACCTGAAAATCCCGCGGCAGCTGACGCAACTAACCCATTTAATAAACAGGTTATCAATGACAAGAACAGGCTTCTTGGATTGATTGATGATCTCAAACTGCAAGACAAGACGTGGCAGGGGAAATCTTTCTCTGAAAAAAGAGAGGCACTCATTCGTAGTTGGGAAACAAGATTTCCCAATCTGCCTGTCCCGACGACAACCGTATCTAAGACGATGAAGACGGGAGAGGTAGAGGAGAAAAGGTATTTCTTGGGAGACGTCTTGATCAGATTTCGAGACCCTCAGTTGTTGGATCCCAAGAAATTGGCCTACCCGTCAAACCCAGAGGCGAACAACTGGTCGAACGTTTTCAAAAATCTGGGTTATGATGGTGTGTTAGACGAAGGCACGGGAATCATCTACGCTGATGAGCCTGATCAGGTGGTTATATTTGACTCGTCAAATGTAGAGCTCGTTGACGTTATTAAAAAAGGTTCAGTCGATTTTCCGTTCGAGCTCACAAAAGTGCCTGCCTCCGGTCGCGACATGAGCGGGTTAGACCTGTCCGGTGAAAACATCACAAGGGAAAAGTTCGTTCATTCGAACATGACCCGTGTTGACTTCACGTCTGCGGAGATACGCTTTTGTGACTTCATTCGGACAAATTGCGAGTACGCAAATTTCAACGAAGCCTCAATCGAGGGATGTGATTTTACCGATGCAAACTTGAGTCACTCTAAGTTCTCAAATTCAACACTCGAAAGCAATAATTTCTTTCGTACGACGATCCGTCATGTGATCGCCGGACAAGCACAGTTCACAATTTCGAGATTTGAGTCGAGTAAAATCACGGATTCATCATTTCAGGGTGCCAAATTCACGAACTGTGGTTTCATAAACACCGTCTTCAATAAAACCACAATGACAAATGCCAATTTCAAAGAATGCGATTTCAGCAATGCAACACTGTCTAATTGCGACTTTAGTGGCTGTACGTTCACTCGCTGTAACTTTGGCTCGACCTCTTTTGCCAAAGACCTCAGAGGATACGATATGAAGACGTTGGGTGATGCGACGTTCTTGGATTGCATCCTTCCCACCGGATATGAAGTTGACCCTGTCACTAACAAGTTGAAAGTTCCTCGCAATAAGAGAGACGTCATCGCCCTTGGGCGACAACCATCAAAAGGAAGTATATGAAATTATCGGCAAATATGTTGAGAAGGTTGATTGCAGAAGAGTGTGAATGTGCATTACGTGAGTTAGACTCAAGTCGCTTTCTTCACGGTGAAGATCCCTCTGACTCAGAGGGAGGCATGGCGATGGGCAAGCTGTCCTCCATGGTGAAGATGGCCGAAGAGGTCGCATCGTTGTTGGATCACAACGATCAGCTTCCGGGGTGGGTTCAGGACCACATTTCAGTCGCTCACGAAAACCTTCAGCAGGTTCACGGTTACCTCACGAACAGGTGACCTCAACCAACTCCGGGATAACCATTCGATCCGGTGATCGGGTTGAAGTTCCTGTCGAGGATCTGTGTCAATCCGGCGACCAGCGAGAACGTTGGGGCACCCACAGAGGCCGACAGGAACACCGAGGTGCACCTGATTTCTTCGCTAAAGGTTTCTCCACCATCAATTTCAAAGAAATTGGAATTTGATGGCTTCAGGCCGTTGCCGGTGAATCCCATGGCGATGGTACTGCTCGTCGGACCCGTGTTCTTCACCGTCAGGAACCGGGTAACGTACTCAAAACGTACCAGTTTTATCTCTTCTGCCTGCAGCGTGGATGACGTCAAGAATGGCACGGCAGATATTTGGTATGCCGGGGTGTAGCCTTCGCCTACGTATGTGTGATTTAGTGACATGTTGTAAATATCAGTCACAATAAATTATGTTCGTTTTGCGTCAATTTGTTATTTACGTCGTCACCCCAATTTTTAAGATTTGACACAAGGAGTTTATAATGTCAGAAGTACGTGAACAGAAGAACGAAATTTTTAGAGGTGGAGTTCCGGGTGTTGATCCGAGGTTTCAGCAGGTAAGTTCCTACGATAAGGCGAAGTCAGATTTCGGTCTAGACATCCCGGTGGAGACGATGCCACTTCCATCAAACGGACTTGTCTACCCAGTTGAATCGTCTCTTCATGGACGTGAAACTGTTGACATCAGAGCAATGACAGCAAGGGAGGAGGACATCTTGACGAGCAAGGCGTACCTCAAGAAGGGCGTTGTCATCACCGAATTGATCAGATCGTGCCTTGTGGACAAGAGCATTGATCCGAGAGAATTGCTCACCGGAGACAGAAATGCGCTGATGGTCGCCATCAGGATCACCGGTTATGGATCTGAATATGACGCAGAGATGGAGTGTGGCGAGTGTGGCACGAAGGCGCCGCATAGGTTTGACCTGACGGGTCTACCCCTGAAGAGACTTGAAGTTTCTCCCGTCTCAATGGGTCAGAACTTATTCGAGTTTATGCTTCCGGTGTCTAAGAAGACGGTAAAGTTTAGGTTCTTGACCGGTAGGGATGAGGAGGAAATCCTGGCGACGGGAGAGAAGCAAAAGAAGCTAGGTTTATCTTCTGAGTCTAACGTGACGACTTCTCTTCTTTACTCAATTGTTTCAATCGACGGTATCGACGATAGGTCAAAGATTGCGTCCTTCGTTAAGGTAATGCCCGCTCGTGATTCTCTTGCGCTTCGAAATTACGTAAAAAACAACGAACCAGGCATTGAAATGAAGCAGGAGACAACGTGTCCTGCTTGTGGTCACGTAGAGGAGGTAAATATGCCCCTTGGGGTCAGCTTTCTTTGGCCTTCGGCCGGAAGATAAGGAGCAAGTATTACTTGAGCCCACGTTTTTATTGATGTACTATGGTGGATTTCTCTACGAAGAAGTTTATAGGATGCCAGTTTCTTATAAACGTTGGTTCATAGAGAGAATCGGAAAAGAACTCAATAAAGACAATGGAGAGACACAATCCAAGGCTTTGCATCAAAATACACCTGATGTAAGGTCATTGCAAAACAAGGCTCGTGCTCAAGTTCCCTCTAGGTTGAGAAGATTTACGTAAAATGGCGGCCAATAAAGGCCGCCATTTTTGTATTGACATACATATCTAAGTATTGACATACATATCTGATCGGGGGTGTCACATGCAGAAAGATATTGTGCCGCAATCAAATGACAAACAAAGATTCAACAAGTTATGCAGGTTGTTGCTTGCAACACTTGTTGCGTCGACCAAGGGGAAAACTGTAAACACCCAAATCAGAGGAACCAAGGAAGAGATAGATGCCATAAAGGAGGCAATGCTTGCTTCTCGACAATTTCAAGAAGAATTGCACAAACCGAATGCAACCGTCGATTCCGTCATGAAAAAATTAAATCTGAAAAACTCATCTGCAGCAAAGTTCGAAAAAGTGTTTGGGATCTCCTGGCCCCTGTGAGAGGTAAGTTGTGGCAAAACCCGGAAGTTCAGATCCATCGCAAGAGCAACTTGGCATCGCCAAGAGCATGTTGTCCATCACTCAGCAGATGGCCACTGCAATTGACTCTGTAAACAAGAAGCAAATAGAACAAGTTCAGATAATGGGTCAGATTCATGATTCCATGAAATCTCTAGACACACAATCCCTTGTGTCAAGCCTAGACAAGGTCGTGAAGGCCGTAAATGAACTGACTAAAAAAATCCAGGAAATGGGTAAAACTAGTCAACAAGCCTTGCAGGACATGAACGAAGAGGCCCTTGAGGCAAACGAATCGATGGGCTCGTTAAATGACACCGTCAACCAGGCCGCCGAGGCGGCTGAAAAATCTGCCTCAAAATCGGGTGAATTGACGACCGCCTTGAAGAAAAATGACGAAGTGGTACTCTCTCTGTCAGATCGCTGGAAAAACTTCACCGAGGAGTTGAAGGTAAGATTTCCAAAATCGGCGGTGTTCGCCGCCGGTGCGCTTGATGGGTTGATGTCGTCGTTGAGCGCCGTGGGCGCAGGTTTTAAGTTGTTGAAAGGCACCATCTCTACAGTCGTAGATTCAATACTGGAGATTGGAAAGGCAATCATATCAATTCCATTTGAATTCCTTGACGACCTTGCCGGAAAGGCAAATGAACTTGCAGGTCAAACAAGCGAATGGTTTGACGCGTTGCAGGAGATCAAGAGAGAGTATGGAAACCTGCAGCAAACGAGTTCTAAGGCTGTCGTTTCCATGGCGCGTGACACCAAGTCACTGGCGCAGGCCGGGATTGATTCGTTTAAGATTTTTGGCACAGATGCTGAAGCGGCGCGGACGTTTTTGTCGATGGCTCAAGGTATGGGACCGGTGTTCAACCAGCTTTCTGCCGAGATAAAGTCTGCAGGGCAAGCATTTCCGGCGATCCAAATGGGCCTTGGCCTGACGAATGAAGACATGCGTGCCTTGGGAAGCGTTGCGATTGCAACGGGTCAAGACCTGAACAGTGTAACAACAAGCGTTCACAAGCAATCACGTGCGATGAGTAAGGCGTTTGGAGTTGATTCAAAACACATCGCTAGAGACATGGCAAAGGCCATGGGTGACGTGAAGAATTTTGCAGGTGCGACGATCAAACAGATAGGCGTCGCAGCAACGTATGCCCAAAAGCTCGGTGTTGAACTTGATAAAATCACAGGAACTTTGGGTGCGTTTGAAACATTTGAAGGTGCTGCGGAAAATGCATCAAAACTTTCTCAGGCGTTTGGTGTCAACATAGATGCCTTCAAGATGATGGAGGCACAAGATCCTGCGTCTCAAGTGGATATGTTACGTAAGTCATTTGCCGCCGCCGGCAAGGACGCAGAAAAAATGAACAGGCAGGAATTAAACCTGCTGGCTACGTCAGTCGGAATGGACGAGGCAACAGCCAGACAGGTATTTGCCCTAAAAAACCAGGGAATTGCGCTGGATCAGATCACGCAAAAAGGAGAAGAGGCGGAAAAAGCCCAGATCGATCAGACAACCGTACTCAGAGAACTGAAGGATGCCCTCGTTGAGATGCAGAAGCCTTTCTCTGCACAAGGCGGGTTCTTTAAACAATTCATAGACGGCGTTACCCAAGGATTTGAGAGAACTGATGAATTCAGGGACCTTCTCAAGAACATGGGCGGTTCGCTCAAGGTCTTCCGCGAAGAGGGCAGGAGGTTAGGAAAGACAATTATGGACATGTTCCCAGGCATTAAGCAACTCTTTGGAGGCCTGAAAGACATGTTTGAACCCAGCAAGTTTAGGAAACTCACGGGTGGAATCGTTGATGTGATCAAAGACTTTTTCAAAGAAGTTTCCACGGGAAGGTTTTCTTTCTCAGAGTTGATGAAGAGAATCAAGGAGAAGTTCCTTGACTTCTTTAACTCGCAAGGTGAGTCAGGAAAGAACGTTCTGAACGGGTTTAAGACCTTCTTCAAGGCCGTCAGCGGGATCGTTGCGAGTGCCATAAAATGGATGTCTGAGATGGTGAGAGACGGAATTGTCACGATTGTCGACCTCATCTCGGGCAAGAAGAAATTGTCTGACGGTGGAGCCGGAAGTTTCCTTGCAAACGCACTTGCCCCAATTGGCGAAGCCTTTCTTTATGCGTGGGAAAACCTGAAGCCTGTGATGTGGGATGCTCTAAAATCCCTAGGTGATTCTATATTGGACTGGGCATCTGACACGTTGTTGCCCAAGTTAAAGCAACTTGCACCAATTCTCCTTGGGGCGCTATTTGGCGCGGCCGCATTAAAGGGTATCCTCTCTGTCGTCACAGCGCAGATCGGCGCACATTTTTCAGGTGGCATCGGAAAGTTGCTCGGAGGCGGTAAAAAAACCGCCGACGCCGCCGCACCTGCGGCGGCGATCGATAGCGGTGCTGCTGCACAGGTCACGCAAGCCTCAGAAAAGGTGGGACAAGATTCCGGTGGCGTCGATAATGTGTCATACGTGATTGGAAAAATCAACGAGGTGATGCAAAAAGAAAAGGAGTCAGGATGGGACGCAGCCGCTGCTAAAAAACTTGGTTTGAAGCTGATAGCCATCGCCGCCGCGATTGCTGTGGGTGGTGTACTTGTGGCAGGCGCGATCAAGCTCATGATTGAGATCATCGGTGACGCAGGCGCAGGGAAGATCTTGGCAGCCGCGGGAATTTTGGCCGCGATGGGGATGGCAGGCGCAATGTTCGGTGAACTTTACGACAAGATCAAGGACATCTCGTGGGGCAAACTTCTGTTGATCTTACCATCTCTTGCACTTGGGATCCTTGCTTTGGGCGCCGCAGGGGCGGCGATCGTAAAGATGCTCAGCGGGTTTACGATCGAACAGATTGGGACGGCGGCGCTCATAATGGCACCGATGACGGCCATCGCGATAGCGTTCGGGGGGATGTACGACAAGATCAAGGACATCTCGTGGGGTGCCCTTTTGGGAATCCTGCCTTCACTTGCACTCGGCATATATCTTTTAGGCCTCGCAGGGTCAAAAATCGTAGAGATGGTCAAGGACTACAAGATCGAAGAGATCGGGGTGGCCGCAGCCTTGATAGGGGCGATGACGCTGGCAGCGGGTGCGCTGGGATTGATGATGGAAAATGTGAAAGATGTCGACTGGAAGACTATGGCTGGCGCTTTGGTCGGCGTGACCCTCGCTATTGCTGCGTTGAGCTTCGTGGGCTATGCTCTCCTGCAATCTGTCACAGAGGCTGGATTCACGCTTGAAGAGGTCGGGATCGCCGCCGCTCTGCTCGGTGCGGTTTCACTCGCCGCCTCTCTCGTAATGAAGAGCATGGAGGGCCTATCCGGCTTATCAGCTGGTGGTATTGGCAAGGTGCTCATCGGCCTCGCGGCGATCACTGCCGTCGTTTGGGCCTTGAGCGAAATCGGTATCAACATCGTTGAATCCTTACAAGAGGTGAAGATAGATCCGGAAATCGTAAATGCTTACACCTCGATGTTGGAGTCACTCGCGATCGTATTCCTCATCATGGTACCTGTCCTGTTGGCTTCTGTGATTGTCGGTGCCGCCGCAACATTTGCGCTGCCATTCATGTTGGCTGGATTTGCCGCCCTGGGGGTCGCGACGTACTCTCTCTCTGAAGTTGCAATGACGATCATAAAGGATCTCAATAAACTAGATGTTTCAGACGACATCGGACCGAAGGCAGATGTATTTGTCAAGGTGATGTCGTCCATTGGCAGTCTGATTGATTCAATCGCCAGCATCATGGAATTGATGACGCCAGGCCTGGGTGACATAATCCAGGGCACCTCTTTTGCAAAGAAGATTAACAAAGCGACTGAATTTATTGAGATGTTGATAGGTGAACGCGGTGGCAACGGAATTATTGGAATAGTTGAGGTCGTGATCAACGCCATCAAGGATCTTAACGTTGAGGGTATGGGTGAAGCTGCTGGTGTTTTTAGCGGCGTCCTCGGGTCCGTAGGAGAGCTGGCTAAGGCGTTGACTCCATCGCCCGAGTTCTTCAAAGCAACGGAGGCAATGTTTGGGCCCAGCGTTCCTGAACTCGTTGATGGCGTCAACGAGACCATGAAGACCATGACCGGGTCGTTACGGCAACTCATCCGCTATTCGATCGATGCTGTTTCGGGCATGTTGGAACAGCCTCTACCGCCGCCTGAGAAGATACAGGCCATAGGAGGATTGTTCAGTGGAATAGCCAGTTTATTGCAAGCCATATCACCGAACCCAGAGGTGATAAACGCCTTCAAGGTCACCGATAAAGACGGTAACCAAAAGCTCGACATCGAGGGCGTGACACAGTTTTTCAAGGAATACCTACCACGGATCAGATCATTGGTTAGCACGTTGGCAGGAGGGCTGATCGAAGACCTGCTTTATTACGTGAAGGACGTACCGGTCGACAAGTTGAACGCCATGGGCAGCATCGGGGAGATATTGAAGGCTGTGGGTGATCTTAGTTCGGCGATCAACCAGGGCGCAAAGGTTCCGTCAGTGAAGATAGACAAGGGTGCCGTGGGCAACGTTGTCAATATCACATCAAATGCGCCTACGCTGACTGAAATTTTACGTGAGATTGGCCCACTCTTTGGGTCCCTCGTAGAAGGCGTTCAGCGTGTTGCTGACACCATGCCTTCAGGCAAGGCCGGTGAGACCTTTGACAAGAAGGTGAAGACAGTGGTTGGGCTCTTTAATCTGTTGAAGGCGGTGCCTGAACTTGCCGCTGCCGTGAGGAGCCTCGATGAGACCAAGGACAGCAAGGGAAACATCGTTATCAAGGAATTCGACATGGGAGACGCCATTTTGAGGATCACACAGATCATGGGAAGCATGATCGAAGGTCCAAACGGCGGGTACCTCCCTCCTCTGATGAACAAAGTGGAGAAGGTCTACGATTTCCTGACGAAAGGCCGCAGTACGTCCTTGTCCAAGATCACCGGAAAACTCACTACGTTCTTCGAAAACCTGAAGAAACTCTCGGATTCATTCACCGGCCTCAGGGATTTCGGTGCGAAAATCAACACTGTGAAGGCCGATGAACCGACATTTCAAGAAGGTTTGAGCAGTGGAATGTCGGCCCTTGATGTCATTCTTGGAAAGGGCAATGGGGGAATAGGGCAGTCAGTTGAAAATATCGTGGGACACATAGATTCTCTTGGAGATTCTCTTGGTAAGACCAACAGCACCAAGATGATGGAAAGACTGGCAAAGTTTTCTGAGTCCCTTGCGAATGCCGCATCATCAATTGAAAGCATCATCAAGATTGACACCGCTGGGTTCAGTGGTGCACCTGAAAAGTTTTCCTCGATTGCCCTTGCCTTGGGAGGATTGACCAAGGGGTTTGTCGGCGAAGACGGTAAGAACCAGCTTTCCGAACTCACCACGGCGTTAAAAAACATCGACTATGCAACGCTGAATTCTGCGATATCTGATTTCGACAAACTTGCCGGTTCTTTGGTGAAGGTACAACGGTCCTTCGCAAAGGTAGAGAGCGCAATGAGCAAGGGCGTCGCCCAAGGCACGATGGATGCCGTCACCAACTTGGTGCGCTCTATCAACAGCATGAATGAAGCCTTGGCCCCTGATCAGCTGGGGACGGTAAACATCAAGACTCGCCTGAAATCACTGGCTGAGAACATGGGTGTCGGTGGGAAGAACGACCTTGTCATCAAGAATAAGCAACTGCAGATCAACCTTGAGGTTCACGTGGAGATGCTTGCATCAGAGCTTGAACGTGCAATCCTCATCAGGAAGAAATCGATAATACGTGACTACATTAACCTCTTGGCGGGTGGCGAGCAAGGAGGAGAGAAGACAAAGGTTGCCTCTGCGATCCCGCACGAGGGAAATCCACCACCGTTCCCAGCAACGACAGCGAGCGGCCTGCCGAGGACTTTTGGTCTGCAGGCGTCAGGAGCAACACCGGAGGTATGAGATGAGATCCAGGGAAGAAATAATCGCCAGTATGCTCAAAGGCGAGACTTATCTAAAGGCCATAGAAAAAGCGCCAGAAGGCGAAAGAAAAAATATCGAAGGTATGATCCAAGGTGAATTTTTGGACGTTATTGTGAGCCTCGAGACGTTCTTAGACAAGATCAAGACCGATGTCGGTGTCCGCAATGAATTGTCAAGAGTCGCAAAGGATGTATGGCCGATACTTAAGAATAACGCATGACTTCAGATAGGATTATGACAGATGGCACAACCTCCGACCCCACCATTTACGCCACAACCACCGGGACAAGCAAGACCAGGAATTCAGGCTTCACCTCTTCCGGCTCCCGGGGTGGACGCTGATTACGTTGGCATAGACACCGGGTTGGGTGGTGTGGTCATCGGTCCAGGGGATGTAAACAACTCCAAACCCGGGATTTATTCGTACATCGTGGGTGATCCAGCGAGGCAACAGGACCCAGATCTGCCGTTTGACCTGTCGCTTCGCGGAGGAAATGTAAACGTTGATCACACGCCAAAAGACCTGAGCAAGGACACAAAAAGAACGTTGGCTGATTACCTTGGAAAAAAGACAGAGGTAAATCGATACCCGGTGGATGGTGTGTCTTCGATCGTAGAAACTCGCATAACCGGAGAAAACAATACAACCCCGCAGATACAACCTCCGGGTGCAACAAATTCTAATTATCACACTCGTGATGCAGGTAATCTATCAGGCGTAAACCTGCAATCTCCGGACAGTCCACTCAGGGGATGGGTCACCACTGCGGCGACCTCAGACACTCCCGAGGCGCTCTTGAAGGACGTTGTAAAAAAAGGCAAAAGTCAGGTTGAAAGCCGCGATGCCCAGACAGGAGATTCTCTTCTCAAGGATGAACCGAAACAAGCAATGACTCGTTACCAAAACGCGATCCTTGCAAATAACCGGTTTGCGTCAATTTCGGACAGGTCACAGACCTTCAGCGGCGAAGGTAAGAAGAAGAAGAAAACAAAGGTTGAGCAGGACGGAGTCTCTGTTGTGAACGTTGAAACTGAAGATGATGTTCGGTTCAATCCAACGTTTCACCATCCAAGATATGGAGCCATTACCGCGGGTCGTCTTGCCCAGATTGGAACTGCGCTTTCACTGCGAGCAACCGGTGAATCAGTGGTGTCAAGTCAGGCCGCAAATGATCCTGCCGTGGTGCAAAAGTCGTGGCTTGCAAAGCAAGCCCGAGGCCAAACAGTAGATCTTGTCGATTTAGAGCTCGAAGAGATCATCAAGGAGATATCTGAGTTAGACCTAAAAGACGAGTTCTACCTGAACGTCACCAATGACGCTTCATGGGGAAACGTAAACAACGTGATCAATACATTTACATCGACCTCAATGTTGGCGTTGGCAAGCGTCATGTCCAACGTCGTTGTGGAAATCATTCAGGAGGTCTATCAGATCCTATTGCTCATCTTTGGGAAAGAGAGTCTTTTGCCAACAACGAGCAGGAAGAAGTTTGGAAGTTCACAAGAAATCAATCCGGTGATGAACCTGTTGGGAATACCTCCCACCCAATTTTCACTGGCTGAGGCAGTGGTTCGTGGCACTTCGCTTATTTTTGAAAGCGCCTTGGGCCTCGGTGGACTGACTGATTCAGTTGATTCTTTGAGCGAAATTGCGATAAACGGAATTTCTGGGGTCGCCCAGGTCGTCTTTTACATAAAGATGATAATCGTGTCGGGAATAAAATTGATAAAACAGGTGATAGGTCTTTTTAGCTTAAACCTGATAGGTTCTCCTTCAGAATCTTTGTATAAGATGAAAAATTTGATTGAGGAGCTCTCTAACTCTAAGTTGATGGCAGCAATAAGGATTGCTGCCATCAAGGGCGATTACGACCTGGCTACTCGATATTATTTTCAAGAGCAAAGTGCAGCAGAACAGGCATCGGCAGGAATTCCGAGAATACATCTCCCACGTGTGATCGACAAGTTCGGCAACGTAACCAACAGATTGTCAATGGGAACAAGTAGGGCAATAGCCACCTTACTGCTTCCTAGAAATATTGAGGAGTTTGTTGGTAACGTTGCAACACAAATGGACACCCCACAGGTCAAACTGTTGGACGACCTCTCCAGGGTTAAATACATTCGTCCCATCAGTGGGAGGATACCGAACGGCGACGATGTGCCACCAAAATCTCTTGACGATGTGACTGTGTCTTTCGTGGAAAGACGATTAGACGCAGAATACGTTCCATTTTATTTTCACGACCTGAGAACAAATGAAATCGTGTCGTTCCACGCATTTCTTGAATCGTTGTCTGATGATTTTTCCACGGCGTACGAATCGATAGAGGGAATAGGCAGAATCGAACCAGTGAGGATATACAAAGGAACCCAAAGAAAGATCGGCATCTCGTTTGTGGTGGTTTCCACGAATGAATCAGACTACCAGTTTATGTGGGAAAAGATAAATAAAATGACGACTTTGATGTATCCACAGTATACGCAAGGCCGTCGACACAACGTGGGAACAAATTACAGTTTCATACAACCCTTTTCTCAACTTGTCGGCGCAACGCCTCTCATCAGACTTCGGTTGGGTGATCTCATTAAGAGCAACTACTCAAAATTTGCGCTTGCTCGTTTGTTCGGCGCAAATTTGCCTGAATCAAGATTTGACAAAGAGGCTGAAGTAACTGAAACAAGTCAGGAAACGACAAACGAACCTCCAAAACAAACCACTTCGAACCCTAACACCTTGTTGGCCGAAGCAAAAAAGAAGTATGAAGATACGGGAGAGAAAATTTTTAACCTATCTACAGGTCAAATCGTAGTCCGCAGCCGTCGTCTTGAAGGAGAGTGGTTGGCACCGGGACTGACAAGCGACGTATATTCGCCTTCAATCCTTCGTTCTTCTGGTGATCTTAACTTTTTCAAGGAACGTCCATCGTTTAATGTTCCAATTGAAAGAGTAAAGAGATTTCAATTTGATGCTTCTCAGCAAGGTGTACCAACAAGCGCCAAGAAAGGTGTAATCCAGCAAGGGGAATGGTTGTGGGCATTTACGATTCCGTGGGCAAATAAAGCACTTTGGAAAAAAGAGGGCTACGTCCTGACCTCGGAGCAGGAGGCAATTCGTAAAAAGAATGAAGACCTTGAAAAGTCCTTTCCCAATCCACCTGTGTACATATTATTTGAACGAGATCTCTGGATCTCTGGATTAACTCCTCGCGCACAAAAACTGATGACTCCGGAAGCACGTAACAAAGCAAGGATTGAAGGCCTTGGGTCATTTTTGGATGAAAAAAATAATGCAATCGTAAAATCGTTCAAATCTGCATCAGGTAAGGGCCTTGCAGGTGTCATAGAGAGCATGAATTTTGACTGGCTCACGTACACTTGGGAAACAAACGGCAGCGTCGCGCCAAAGGCCTGTAAGATCACCATTTCATTCTCGCCAATACATGACATCAGCCCGGGTCTTGATTCGCAAGGTTACAATAGGGCGCCTATATACTCAGTAGTGCCAATGAACAAACAGGTGGAAATTTCAGATTCCAAGCAAGAAGATTAAGAATGTCTTGTAAAAAGGTAGACAATGCCACACAGCAGATATAATAGGACACCAATTTTATCTTTTGGGACTCAATATGGAACCTCTGTTGCGATTGCCGTGATACGTTCCGCGGTTAAAAATGGAAGCCTTTACACCGACGCAATGTTTCTCAGGGAACGTGAACGTCTAGACGTACTAGCGGGACAGATATATGGTGATGCTCGTTATTGGTGGGTGTTAGCAGCCGCCTCCGATATCGGATGGGGACTTCAGGTTCCTCCCAACACCGAAATAAAAATACCGGATCTCGCAAGCGTCATAAACCTGATTGGATGATCAATGTCTGACTTCACAAAACTTGAAAACATATACAGGATTTTCTCTCCTACGCAAGAGATTGCGGCGGAGCTCCTGAACTCCAATGGTAACGCAAACGATCCTTTGTCCATGGTGAGGAGGCTCACAGAACTGCTTGTGAGCAACAACAATGGATCATTTGGTGTTGATGCTCTTCGAGAAAAATTAGACGAACTGGGGACTGCAAAGACAGATGTTGAACAACGAAATCAGTTGAATCGTTGGTTTTCGTTCTTTTCATCATCAGGTGATACGACATTATCGTACCAGAAGTCTGCACGCGCATATCAGGATCCAAAGACTGGGAAATTGGTCAAAGACGGCCTGACTTTCGCTAACATACTGGGCATTCCGGATAACTCTCCGAGCCTTAAAGAAAAAAATATGAGCATCTGTCTGTCGAGAAATGCTTTCATCTCGCCGGCAACAAGGGATGCAAGCAAAGTTGAGACATTCCTCAATTTCTTGCCTCCTGTGATTTTATCGCAATGTATCCCATACGTCGAACTTGAATTTGTCTTTGATCGTCCTGACGGGACAGAAAACAAGCTCAGCACTCCAAGCCTTTTAAAGTTTTTGATGGGTGGAACTTCAATAAGTGAAAATGAAAGTGATCCAAACACAATCATGTATAAGTCACAATATGGTGGCTCATACAAGGAAACAAATTATTACGGCGACGAGCTCATCAGACAACGCACAACCGCAGGAATGGAGCTCTTTACATCGCCACAGACGCTAATAAATCTGGATCCGACGGATCCCAACAATAGATACGTTCCCGTCTTGGACCCCATGCGTCCTCTTGCTTCGCTTGAAAGCGTCACAATTAACATCAAGGGAACCACGGGGGTCATGAGTCACAAGACAGCCGCCTTGAGCATGACATTATTTGACAAGTCGAGATTATCAGAGTTTGCCGATGTGTTGCAACCGGCGTCCTACGGTAGATCAACCGTGTGGCTTACCTACGGTTGGAGATATCCAGATAATCTTGGTGATGATGCGAACGGGACATATGCAGAATTCATAAACAACAACATGCTTCTCAGAGAAGCCTACGGTATCGTGGGCTCTACATACTCTTTTAATCAGAGTGGTGGAGTGGGTATCAGTCTCGAGTTGTTCACAAAGCACGTTTCAGATGTCAAAAAGGCGACAATTGATGAGGATCTTGAGTTTAAAAAACTGAAAGAAAGACAGCGTCGTCTGTCACAACTTATCAACAACCTTGCCAATGACCTCAACCTTCGAAATGGATCAGCGTCAGATGCTGCAGAAGTTAGGTCGCAGGTGGTCCTGAACGCTGCTGCCACCATGACCATTCCTCAGATGGACACTAACAAGGTTGGTGATGCCATCACAGAACTACTTAATTCTCTCGAGAAGGCAAATCAGCTCGCGAAAAAGAGGGGAGATCAACAGATTCCACAGGAAAAGATTAGTGCACTTGGAAGTGCACTTGACGATTATTATCACGGCGGGAAAAAGAGGCCACGCTCAAAAGTTTCCGAGGAGGAGGAAGAAGAGTCGAGCGCTGTCGGAGATAAAGATACAAATTCAGAAGACGAACCGGAGACCGAATCGAAGACTGAAGAGGTCACGCAGGACAATGATTCCGGTGAAAAATTAGCCATAAGACAGGCATTTAGACAGGTTGCAGACGCAATAGTAAAGAAGAAATTTGACGTACTTGCGACAACTCCGGATCCGTTCATCATTGCATCAAGCGAGAAGGAAAAACTTCTTTTACAAGACGACATGGGTTACGGCCCAGACTACGGATATCCATATCTTTATCTTGTTAAAGACTTTAAAACTGTATTACCAAACGATCAGTTGACAAAAATCATAAACAGCAGGATAGTTTCTTTTGGTAAACTATTTAGCGTATTTATGGGTCCCGTCTTGTTGGGATTGGAAGGAATAGACGAATCACAAATCATTTTTTACAATCTGAACGAATATTGCGGTCTTGCGGCAAGTACAAACATTGCCGAGTTTGCGATAGATTTACCTGCATTTTTATACACCTACAGGGAAACAATCGCAAATAACGGCAGCACTACGATGACTGTAGAACAATTTTTGCAACTCGTGATCACATCTCAAGTGAGAGATCTTGCTGCAGTTCCTTATGGGTTCAGGGCAAAGACGGGAATGAAAGATCCGTTGTTAACCCCATGGGAAAAAGGCAAGCCTACGCAAATTTCTGAAAATATGGATACGTTATTTAACTCTCTTGCACTGTCATTTAACAGAGGAAGAGGACCGTTTAAACAACCAGAAATAGAGATATTGCTTGAAGTAACTTATAAGAAAAGACGATTGAGTACGCCTAATGGCGTAAAGTATGAAGAAGGAACAGGTGATTTGCTTCGTGCTTACCAAAATTCAAATCCAATCACATCTCCATATGGCAAAGATTATAGCAGGATTTTGAAGGTTCACATATATGATCGTACCTTGAATCCATACAAGGAAGCGACAAATTTTCTCAGATTCAGGAACAGTGAAACAAATACGTTTCTCGCTCTGTACGAGATTAACAATCCATACGCAAGAGACAGAGTGATAAAATTGAAACCTGAGGACGTGAGAGACGCGACTGAATCGCAAAAAAATCCGCAAAGAAGACTAAAAAAGTCGATAGAAGTGGCCGACAATGTCACGAAAATGATTGACGGAGGTCAGGTCCTGAGAAGGCAGTTGATTGTGAACGGTACTGCTGCGGATTGGAACTCGACGAAGGCATATGTTTCTCGAATGATTCCTACCTTAATACCTGGTGTAAATGGCAGCGGTATTCTTGAGGTCACTCTGGGATCTCAGGGAAATGCCATGCTTGCCGCTGCACAAATGATATCGATGGGCAAAGGTAATATGACACAAGCCACTCCTCGAGGCTCAGGGGTGGGTAACCTTCCTCTTCGAATCATACCTGCCCAGTTGTCAATGAGGACAGTAGGAATCCCTATAATTGGCTTTACGCAGATGTTTTTTGTTGATATGAACACAGGAACAAGCGTGGACAACGTATATGGTGTATCTGGAATTACTCATACCTTTGGACAAGGAAAGTTCGACACTAACCTGACATTTGCTTCGTATGATTCGTATGGCAAGTATGAATCGGCAGCTACCCTTGAAGGCGAGATAGAGGATCTTGCGTCTCGTGTGAAAGAACTCAACGGAGTACAAAGTTGATTGTGTAAATCACGAAGCAATTGTTTACCTTGGTATCGTGACATACAAGGTCTGCATAGATAAAAATGTTCTTGGCACAAGACGGCATTTGGTGATTGATTCTGGGTATTTGTGGCTCGGTGAAATTCCCGAAGATTCGTGGTGTCTTTCGGGTCGACCTGATTCACGTAGGGAACGTTGCCTAGATTCCCTTTTTGCGTCCGAAGGTATCTCGATCGACGTAAACCCTCCCGAGAGATTCGTCACGTCGATGTCGTCTCTTGTCACGGGATCCCTGGGACAAGTGCCTTGGGAGTACGTTATGCCCATGTGTGCACACCGTGACTTCGTGAAGAGGCTCACAAATGACGTGGTTGAAACATTCGGTCGAATAAATAGGTCTTACTTCGAGGAGACGTGGGCGCCTCAGACGCGGTTGCTGCGGTCACTGTTACCCGCCAAGATTGATCCTGTTCGTTTCTCGCAGATCCGAGAGGAGAGCGGCATCAACCACCGTGTGGTTGACAGCTTTAGACCGGGTCCCGACGGTCACGCACCTCCGGTGACCTACAATAGGTTCGGAACGCGGACAGGCAGGCTGACAGTGAAGTCAGGTCCTGACATCCTGACCCTAAAAAAGGAATACAGGAACGTGATCGTGCCTTCGGACCCAGGAGGTGCCATCGTGTCGATAGACTTTTCCGCCCTTGAGGCTCGCATCATGTTGTACGAGGCCGGTGGTGACTGTCCCGACGCCGACCTATACGAGCACATATCATCACATGTGTTCGGTGGAAAGGTGAGTCGCAAGGTCGCAAAGGGAGCGGTGATCTCGGAGTTGTATGGCTCCTCTAAGGAAAAACTGGGCATCGCTTTAGGCATATCTGGCGTCGAACTAGACACCGTCGTGAGGGGTGTCAGGTCGCTGTTCAAGACTCCGGAGCTCAAGAAACGCGTGAAGGAGGAATTCATCAGGTCGGGATTCATTCGCAACCGTCACGGACGACGCATCGCGATCGATGAGCCCCTGGACCACATCTTCGTCAATTCATACGCTCAATCGACAGGGGTCGACGTGTCGCTGCTAGGTTTTTCCACCATCGTGGACTTGCTCGCGAGCGACCCGGGCATCAGGCCCCTTTTCATCTTGCACGATGCACTCATCTTGGACGTTTCAAGTTCGTCTTTGGATAGAGTGCACTCACTCTCCAGCGTGAACGTCGCAGGTTATGCGAACAGGTTCCCAGTGAAAGTGGAGAGAATCTAGGGATCAGTCCCAGGCTGCGCCGCGCTGATTGCCGCCGCCGCTTGAGCGACCGTGGTAGTTTCCTTCGCTGTCGGTCGAGTAGCTGCCACCCCCGCGAGAGTCGCCGTACCCGTAGGGGTTGCCTTCAGGCTCTTTTCTTGAAGAATATGAGTCTTCATCAGAGTCTCTAGAGGACTTACCACCACCGCCGCCGAGGAACCCACCTCCGCCCGCAAAGTCTAACCACGACTTAGGCTCACCCTCTTCGAGCTCTTCGAGCTCGGCCGTCTCCTGCTCTTCGACCACCTCTTCCACTGTTTCCCTGATGATTCTTCTCAGCTGTCCAATCGTCAATCTCATAACTTACCCCCACTGTTTGAATTTACGTCTAAACGACCATGTAAATATACACTCGGTCTTCAGTGTGATATATTTTTTTTATGACACTTTCAGCAGAACATATTGAGCAAAATTTCTTGAAGTTTCGATCCTTGTGCGAAAAATTGGGCGATAGGTCTTCAGCGGCCTTGTCCATGGTCGACGACCTGGGGGAGAAGCTCGCACTGTGCCCGGCATCCGCCCGCAAAGACTATCACCTCGCTGAACCGGGTGGCCTCGTTGATCATTCCTTGCGTGTGTTGCAAAACGCAATTGCCTACACAAGGTGTTTCGGGTGGTCTCTTCCGAAAGACTCTCTCATCATAGGTTGTCTGTTTCATGACATTGGCAAGGTGGGACTACACCGCCCAGACGGTACGTTTAATGAATATTACGTACCTCAAGATTCCGATTGGCACCGGGAAAAATTGGGCGAGATGTACAAGCACAACAAGGGTATCATTCACATGAAGACTCCTCAACGCAGCGTCTTCATGTGCCAGCACTACGGTCTTCACCTAAAGACAGATGAGTACCTTGCGATATTGTTAAATGATGGATTTGTTGTGGATGACAACAAACAGTATTGTCTAAAGGAGCCCTTGTTGTCTCACGTCGTGATGACGGCTGACTACGTATCGACTCGCCAAGAAAAAGGTGAATTCACATGAGAGACATTGAAAATGAGATTAAAGAGCTTGAAAGTGTAAGTTCTTGGACAGAACCTGCTGAAATGTTTTTCGCTTTGCAGGCAGCCATCGAGTTAATCAAGGCTTTAAAGGATGAAGCAGAGTCAGCCTGGGTATTGCTTGAGGAATTGAAGGCCTCCGAAGTTGAGGCACACTCTGAAGCCCTCAAGAAAGAGTTAAATAGAAAGATCACAGAGACCTTAAACCTTGTACGTTCTAAGGTCGTTTTGGCGTGATTGTTATATTTATCACATGAACTATGCCTTGCTTGAACAATTCATTAAGATGATCATTGAGACAGACGTTAATCCGGCCGCGGCAGATCAATTGCTGCCGCCGAGCGCGCCTAAGGTTCCTCAAGGCGAAAAAAAGGGTGATAAACGAGATCGAAAGAATCAGAATGACTCTGATCACCAAGATGAGTCAGAGCTTGCTGAATTTTCCGGTGTCGGTGCAATAGCGGGTTTCACGGCACCCTTAGGACTCGGCGCCTCAGACATGGGCGTAAAATCAAAACGCGGTCCTAAAAAGAAGTGGTATTAAATTTTAAACTTGAACTATCAGCGGAATTGAATTTAAGTTGGGGATACCCACAGGGTGTGGGCAAACCTAACTCAAAGAGGAAGAGGAATAGGAATCAATATGGCAGTTGATCTAGAGGCAATTCGTCGCCGCATGGCGGAACTTAGTGGTGTTAAGAAGACTTCCAACGTCCAGCTGTGGAAGCCGGGGGTAGGAGAATACAAGATTCGTTGTCTTCCCTGGAAGAACTCGGTTGAAGGACAGCCCTTTGTTGAGCGATGGTTCTATTACATCGGTAATAACGCAGGTATTCTTGCCCCCAAGCAGTTCGGTAAGCCAGATCCGATTGATGATCTGATTCGCAAGCTTTACAGTTCGGGCAAGCCAGATGATCGTACGCTTGCAAAGCAGCTTCAGTCTAAGATGCGCGCATATGCGCCAGTCATTGTTCGTGGTCAGGAAGATAAGGGACCGATGGTTTGGTCTTTTGGCAAGATCGTTTACCAACGCCTTCTCAGCTTTTTTATCGATGAAGATTACGGCGACATCCTTGACCCCAACGAGGGTTTTGATCTGAAGGTCACGATCACGCAGCCTCCAGGAAAGCAGTTTCAGGACACGGTCGTCGACTGTAAGGGAAGGCCTACAAAGATCCACGATGATCCTACCATGGTGAAGAAGTGGATGGACTCTGTTCCCAATATTGATGACATGTATCGACTCAAGTCTCGAGAGGAGATTGAGACGATTCTCAATGCCTGGTTGAATGGTGATGTTGTTCCCAATGTTTCAGACGAAGGAACAACGAGAGGTAATACGCAGGTCCGTGAATCCTTGGATGACATCATTGATGATGTAAAGTCGGTGGCAAAACCACCAAAGCCGTCAGTTGATGATACTGCGCCTGTGTCAAGGAAGCAGACACTCGACGAGGCCTTTGAAGACCTGATGAACGACGATTGAACCAAAGGACAAAAACATGGTAAAGGCAACGAATAAGGTTGCTGCTCCTGTCGATGTTCCTGAAAAATCTGCAAGAAAGAAGGTCGGTGATGAGATGGACAATCTCACTGCTGATCTTATCAAGCAGTTAAACAAGGAATTTGGGCAAAGGGTGGCTTATAACCTAAGTGAAGATGAGGCTCCCACCATCGTCAAGCGATGGATAGACACCGGATCGATACAACTCAATTACGCCATCAAAAATGCGCTTGGCGGTGGTTATCCCGAAGGCAGAATCATCGAGATTTCAGGTCTTCCGTCTTCAGGAAAGTCGCACCTTGCGTATCATGCAGCAGCTGTGACACAATCGCAAGGCGGTCTGGTCGTCTACGTTGATACCGAAAATGCCACACCTCTAGAAAAACTGCGTCACATGGGAATTGACGTGGCAAAGAGGTTTGTGTACTGCGATACACACTGCACTGAGGAGGTGTTTTCCATCATTGAAAGCACCATCACTAAGGCAAAGCAGCTCGTGGACAAGAACGTTCCTATCCTGGTGATATGGGACTCCGTGGCAGCCACGTCTCCAAAGGCAGAACTAGACGGCGACTACGATCAGAACACCGTCGGCCTACAGGCTCGAGTGTTAAGTAAGGGATTCCGCAAGATCACGGGTGTAATCGGTCAAAACAACGTAACGTTGATCTGCATCAATCAGTTACGTGAAGCGATCGGCGTGATGCACGGCGATCCTCTTGTCAGCCCAGGAGGAAAGTCTCTTCCGTTTCACGCTTCCGTGAGAATTCGTCTCGGTAGCGGAAATCCGATCAAGGATAAGGCGGGAAACATCATAGGTATTCACACGACAGTTTCTCTCAAAAAGAACAAAGTCGCCCCACCATTCCGAAAGTGCGAGTTTGACATCCACTTTGGAAAGGGCATTGTGGAATACGAGTACATCTTTGATGAATGTAGAGCTTGGTGTGATAAGAACAAGGCAACCATGTCATGGATCGATGACAAGAAGGTCACTCGTGAAGTAGAGGTATCTATCTCTGGAACCGGAGCATGGAAGGATCTCACTGTCAGCGATGCGTCAACTGGTGAAGTTATTTTGGAGAAGAAATTCTACAAGAGTGAGTTTGGAGAACTGATGAAGAGTCCGGCTCACAAACCATTCATCGACAAGATCGTTGACTGCGCCCTGACAATCAACGGAGGTAGTGTCACTGAACTCGAAGCAGAACTTGATGAACATGAAGAGGAATCATCCGATGATTGACGTAGACGACTACAAGGATAACGTTATTACAGTCAAGTACGCAGGAGAAACGCAGCCAAGCTACCAGTCTCACGGTGCCGCGGGCTGCGATGTCACTGCCTCTGAAAATACGTGGATCCCAAAGGGAGGTTGGGCGCCGGTGCCGACAGGACTTTCGATGGAAATTCCCAAAGGTTATGAATGTCAAGTCAGATCAAGATCTGGTCTGGCAGCCAAGGAAGGCATTTTTGTTTTAAATGGTGTCGGTACGATTGACAGCGACTACAGGGGAGAAGTGAAGGTCATTCTTGCAAACATGGGAAAAAACGATTTTCTCGTAGAAAAGGGAATGAGGGTGGCACAGCTTGTGTTCTCGAAGATTCCCAGCGTCATCTTTGTCAAGGTGTCTGCGGCAGATCTTGCCAACACGAAACGTTCCGCTAGCGGATTTGGGTCAACCGGAAAGTGACTGATTGCCCCGTCAGTAGGGGCAATTTTTAAAAAATGCACGATTTGTGTATATGTATTGCATATGAAGATCACACTTTCACAGTTAAAACAGGCCATTATTGAAGAATACAGGGCGGCGACAGGGCGTGGGTCTCCTGTAAGAGAATCAAAAATCGATAGAATGAAATTATTTAAGATAATCGTTGCATACGACAATGATCCCACAAGGATGGTTCCTCACAAATTGCTTTCTTCTGCTGGTCTTGCAGTGGACACAAAGCTTTCCTATCACGTGGTGTACGGTCAGATCGTTGGTCAAAAAGAAGGAGTCGATGTAGAGTACTGGCTTGACGAAGAGGGTCGATGGGAGGAAATCGACGACGTTGAAAGACATCACCCTGTGAGTGTTCACAGGCCCTAATGATGTTCAACCCACTGAATACCACAGTGGGTTTTGTTTTTTCCCTGCGTGTGCATCGTGGTGTACTTGAGCGACCATTTATGTTATGGTCTGCTACATGTCAATCAACGAAAGACCGATTCTCATCGTAGATGCGATGAACCTCTTTGTACGTTCGTACAGCGCATATCCGACGATGTCGTCTCACGGTTACCAGATGGGAGGTTGCATCGGTTTTTTAAAAACGTTTCGCAGACTTGTCTACGAAATAGGTCCTCGAGCAATATATGTTGCTTGGGAAGGTGGGGGTTCACAGAAACGCAGGGCCCTATATTCAGAATACAAGATGAATAGAAAGCCCGAGAAACTGAATCGTTTCTATGAAGACGACATTCCCGACTCAGACGAAAACAAAAAACACCAAATCATAGCGCTTTTGGGCATGTTGAAAGGAGTTCCTGCATGTCAACTTTATGTCTCCGATTGCGAAGGCGATGACGTCATCGCATACCTCTCTCGCAGGAGATTCAAGGACAGACTCAAGATAATTGTGTCATCAGACAAGGACATGTATCAACTTTTAGACGACACAACGAAGATCTATAATCTTCACAAAAAGACGTATGTTACCACAGAGGATGTAGTAAATGAATTTCGAGTGCAGCCTAAAAATTTTGCACTTGCAAAGGCATTGTGCGGTGATCCCTCTGATAACATCCCAGGCGTCAAAGGACTGGGGTTTAAGACAGTTGCAAAAATTCTGCCGTTTCTTTCCCTTGAGAATGACATCCTTCTTCAGGATGTATTTGACTACTGCGGTTCACACTCAGATGAATCTGTTTCCTACAGGAGGATTCTAGAATCCAAGGATGAAATAAGGAGAAACTGGAAACTTGTTCACCTTGACGGAGGCATGTTGTCACCTCATCAGGCCTCCAAGATAGATTCGTTAATTGATACATATGTCCCCCGGGCGGATAGGATGGGTCTTGTCAAGAACCTGATCAAAGAGGGTGTCAATGATTTCGACGTGGCGGAATTCTTGATGACCTTCAATTGCATCGAAAACATCGAAAACACGAGGAATGAATGATCGAGGATAAAGTTGTCACAAAAGTGTCTTTTGGCACTTATGGAAAGTCATTTCAAGAAAAAGTTGTTCAGGCATTTCTTGTGGACAAGCACTATGCCGAGCAAATGCTTGAAGTGTTCGAAGTGGGTTACTTTGAACCGAAGTATCTGCAATATTTGGCAGATCGGTATTTCTCTTATGCTAAAAAGTATAAGGTTTTCCCGACTCTCCAGCTTCTTCTCACCATCATTCGTGATGAACTGAAGACTGGAACCGACACGATCATCAGAGACCAGATTGTGGATTATCTCCAGCGAATGCGAGCGAATCCAGACCCTGGCGATCTCCAGTATGTCCGTGAAAAGTCTCTTGACTTTTGCAAAAAGCAGGCCCTTAAGAAGGCCCTCGAGGAGGCAGTCGAGCAGATTCAGGCTGAAAAGTATGAGTCTATCGTGGATGGCATCAAGAAGGCTGTCATGGTTGGAACAGCTCCCCAACTCGGTCACGACTTTTTTGCAGATTATGAGAGCAGGTTCACTCGGCTTCAGCGAAACGCAGTTCCTACAGGTCTCGGCGAGCTAGACAAGAAAGACATCTTCAACGGTGGCCTCGGGGCAGGTGAAATCGGTGTCGTCGTCGCCCCGACCGGTGTCGGAAAGTCTCACTTCTTGATCAACCTGGGCGCCTACGCTCTTACGCAGGGCATTGACGTGCTTCATTATACTTTTGAGTTGTCTGAATCTGCGATCGGTCTTCGTTACGATTCGAATCTTTGTGATATGGATTCGAACACTGTCATCGACAACAAAGACCAGGTGCTCGAGAAATACAAGGACATGAAGCTGGGAAGACTTATCATCAAAGAGTTTCCGACTAATACTGCGTCCATCTACACGCTCAGAAGCCATATCGAACGCCTTGACGTGAAGGGGTTTAGACCAGGCGTTATCATCATCGATTATGCCGACATCATGCGGTCTACGCGACAGTATGATTCTCTTCGGCACGAGTTGAAGTTGATCTATGAAGAGCTTCGTGGTCTTGCGGGTGAAAGAGGTATTCCGATCTGGACGGCTTCCCAGTCCAACAAGGAAGGTTCGCAGAGTGACATCGTGGATCTCAGCAACATGAGTGAAGCGTACGGAAAGGCACAGGTCGCAGACATTGTAGTTGGTATTTCTCGTAAGTCACATGAAAAGTCCACAGGTTTTGGTAGGTTGTATGTTGCAAAGAATCGAGCCGGCCGTGACGGTCTCGTTTTTCCGCTAAAGATTGACACTGCTCGTAGTAGGTTCGAAATCATCGGGGGTGCTGGGTCTTTGGATGCGACTGCAAAGGAAGACGAAGATGAAGTCAAAAAGGCCTTAAGGCTCAAATGGAAGGAACTACGCGATGATCCTGAATTCTCTAAGCGCATGTCAAAAGTAAGTGAAGTCTAAAATCTGCCTGTCATATAGGGAGCAAGAAGATAGTTATGCGTGTCTCATTTGGAGAAATTATGGAAGAACCGATTCTTCAGCACAACCCAGACAGGTTTGTCATTTATCCTATCGTACACGATGATCTCTGGAAAGAGTTCAAACGACAAGAGGCGTCCTTTTGGACCGCGGAAGAGATAGATCTTGCCGAGGACAGAAATGACTGGCTCAAGTTGAAGGACAACGAACGTCACTTCATCAAGCATGTGCTCGCGTTCTTTGCTGCATCCGATGGTATCGTAAATGAAAATCTGTGTTACCGCTTTGCCAGTGAGGTCCAGTACCCAGAGGCACGAGCCGCGTACACCTTTCAGGCTGCTATGGAGACAATTCACAGCGAAACTTACTCGCTGTTGATTGACACCTACATAAATGACTCTACGGAAAAGCTTCGGTTGCTCCGTGCCATAGAGACCATTCCTGCCGTGAAGAAGAAGGCAGAATGGGCTTTAAAGTGGATGAATGCCGACGCGCCATTCGTGAATAGGCTTCTGGCCTTCGCATGTGTCGAGGGTATATTCTTCAGCGGCTCATTTTGCGCGATATTCTGGTTGAAGCACAGGGGGCTTGGGATGAAAGGTTTGACCTTTTCCAATGAGCTCATCAGTAGGGACGAGGCCGCTCACACTGATTTTGCGATTAAGCTTTTTAGAAATCACATCAAGAACAAACCTTCGGTGGAAACTATCCAGCAGATCATCTCGGATGCCGTCGCAGTCGAGAAAGAATTTGTGTGCGAAGCTTTGCCCGTAAGTCTGATCGGAATGAACTCCGACGCAATGTCCAATTATATTGAGTTTGTTGCAGACAGATTGTTGACTGACCTGGGTTGTCCTAAATTATATAATGTAAAGAATCCATTTCCTTGGATGGAGATGTTAGGTCTTGAAGGGAAGACAAACTTCTTTGAGAGACGAGTTAGTGAATACGCCAAGGCAGGCGTAAAGAACGGTGCAACCCAGACCTTAACTTGGGAAGGAGATTTTTGATGCGTCACTGTGTCGTCAAAAGTAATGGAAAGTCAGAAGAAATTAAGTTCGATAAGATCACTCAACGCATCAAAAGATTGTGCAAAGACCTCGATGAAAGGTATGTAGTCGCAACGGAGGTCACTCGTCGAGTTGCGGAGTCTATTGTTGATGGGATCACAACAGCAGAAATTGACAATATCATCGCGCAAGAAGCGGCAAGGATGGTGACAATTCATCCTGACTATTCTTATCTTGCTGGTCGAGTCTTGGTCACAAGATGGCAAAAGACAATACCCGTGAGTTTTTCTGAAAACGTAGTCAGGCTTTATGATAATATTGACACTGTCACGGGTAGACATTCTCCTCTTGTGAGTGATGAACTTGTCAACATTGCTTTAAATCCAAAGCACGCAGAGCACATTGATCGCGCAATTATTCACGATAGAGATAGGAATTTTGACTATTTTGGGCTTACAACCCTCGCAAAAGGTTACCTGAAGCTTGTTAACGGTCAGGTTGCTGAGACGCCTCAATTTCTCTGGATGCGTGTCGCATTGGGAATTCATGGTGACGATATCGAGTCTACAATCAAGTGTTATGAAGGGTTAAGTACGGGTAAATACATACACGCAACTCCGACCTTATTTAACGCTGGAACTCCGCGACCTCAGATGGCAAGTTGTTTCTTGCAAAGCCTTGCCGATGATTCAATCGATGGTATCTTTAGCACGTACAAGCAGACTGCCCACATTTCAAAGTGGGCTGGAGGTATCGGTCTACACATTCATGACTTACGTGCAAAAGGAACCCTGATAAATGGGACCGGGGGCATGTCTGATGGCGTTGTTCCAATGATCAAGGTCTTGAACGAAGTTGCTCGGTACGTTAACCAAGGAGGAAAACGCAAGGGCGCGTTTGCCGTCTATCTTGAACCTTGGCACTCTGACGTTGAAGACTTTCTTGACTTGAAGAAGAACCATGGCAAGGAAGAGATGAGGGCGCGGGATCTGTTTTACGCCCTATGGACGCCTGATCTATTCATGCGAAGGGTTCAAAATGATGAAGACTGGTCGCTGATGTGTCCACACCAATGCCCTGGCCTTTCAGAGGTTTGGGGAGATGCATTTGATTCTTTGTACACAAAATATGAAAGTGAAGGTCGCTTTGTTCGTCAAGTAAAGGCAAGAGACCTGTGGCTCAAGATTCTAACTGCGCAGATGGAAACTGGCGTACCTTACATCCTGTACAAGGATGCCGCAAATGCGAAGAGCAATCAGAACAACCTGGGCACGATCAAATCCTCAAATCTCTGTACGGAGATCATGGAGTTTTCATCACCGGATGAAACTGCAGTGTGCAATCTGGCGTCAATTGCCCTTCCAAAGTTTGTAGTAGACTCCAGAATTGATTACGAGTCGCTCAAGAAGACGGCATATGAGGTCACCCATAATTTGAATAAGGTTATAGATAGGAACTTTTATCCGACCCCCGAGACCAAGGTCTCTAATCTTAAGCACCGCCCGATAGGAATTGGTGTTCAGGGGCTTGCTGACGTATATGCCATGATGAAGATGGACTTTGATTCTCGAGACGCCGAGGAAGTCAATAAGAGGATCTTTGCTAATATTTATTATGGTGCACTTGAGGCCTCTTCTGACCTTGCGGAACGTGATGGAACATATGATTCTTACGAAGGCAGTCCGGTGTCTCAAGGTCAGTTGCAATTTGACATGTGGGGAGTGTCGCCTCATTCAACGCTTGATTGGGATGCGTTGAAGGGGAAAATTGCAAAGACTGGGCTTCGTAACTCCCTGTTGCTTGCTCCGATGCCTACTGCGTCAACGTCTCAGATATTGGGTAACAACGAGTGTTTTGAACCGTTCACTTCAAACATTTATGTGAGACGAGTCCTGTCTGGCGAATTTGTCGTCGTGAACAGACATCTTGTTAACGATCTCATTGCACTTAAACTTTGGAACGAAGACATAAAGAACGAAATTGTCAAGCATGGAGGGTCAATACAATTTATCACAACTATTCCTGAGAACATTCGTAAAAGGTATCGGACTGTGTGGGAAATGTCCATGAGGCCCATCATTGATCAAGCTGCAGACAGAGGAGTGTACGTCTGTCAGTCTCAATCTATGAACCTCTTTATTGCATCGCCGACAGTTGGGTCTGTCAATTCTATGCACTTTTACGCCTGGCAAAAGGGGTTAAAGACAGGAATGTATTACCTGCGTTCAAAGCCTGCATCAAATGCTAAGGCAATTACCGTGGAAGACAAACACGGTGATGCAGATGACGTCGTTCGTTCAACAGAAAATCCTGAAGAGTGTCAGGTTTGCAGCGCATAAACTATATATTGTCATGAAACTCACGGCAAAAAATCTCAGGAGCATCATTGCAGAAGAATACATGCGTGGTGTTCCTGAGTTTATGGTAAGAGAAGTTGTGGAAGACTGCGCTTCTAAGGTTGAAGGTCACATAAAAAGGTACATCCAACTCAAGTCGCAGAGTCCGCTAGAGGCAAGACAGTTGCATGACAATGCTAATGAAATGCTTGAAGACCTAAAAAAAGAATTGTTCGACACAATTGAAGGGAAAATTTGGTCATTCATGCACAAATCTTGAACAAAACCATTGCATATTGTAATATGCACACATGCTGAATGAAAATAAAGTAGAGTTGATTGGATTTTATGGCGGAGATGAAACTCATGCTCTTTCAGCATGGACCTCCACCTCAAGAGACCTAACCGACGAAAAACGTTCCAGGATTGGTAATCTCTTAAATATGTTGGCTCGTGACAATCACGGAACGCCGTTTGAAAAGTCGAGCATCCATTTTCTTGTCACCACCGACATTGCTTCCCACATTCACCTTATCAAGCATCGAGCAGGTGTGTCTCTTAACGGTGAGTCAGCTCGTTATAAGGAGTTGAAGGATGACAAGTTTTATGTTCCTGTTGATTGGGACGATGAAGAGAAGACTCGATACATTGAGCACTTGAATCTTTCTCTTAAGAATTATCATGAGACGCTTCAGCGCCTGATTGACAAGGGTTTACCAAGAAAGCGTGCCAAAGAATCAGCTCGACTTTATCTTCCATACGGTGTTCAGCTGACAGCTGATGTTATGTTTAATTTTAGAAGCTTTGTCCATTTTTTGCAATTGAGGTACTCGAAGCATGCGCAGTTGGAGATCAGAGAGGTTGCGTATAAAATGCTGGAGTGTGTTCGTGACACTGGTAAGTTTGATCTTAGTCTTCGGGCTCATGGGTTGATCCTGGAAGACGGTAGCACCTGTCCGCCATTTGAATGATAAGGAGTTAAAATGAAGTTTAGCGATAATGTGATTGGTAGAATTGCGCAGATCGTCCAAGAGGGAATGCTTCTGGGCGTTGATGTTGTGGATCTTATGAGGCAGATTGAAGTTGAGCCCGTGCATAGCGTCGATGACTCTCATGAGCTTGAGTTGACCGCAGAATATGCAAAGAGGGTGCGTGAACATCATGAAAAGTTGCTGCAGGAAGCAGACTCTCTTCAAAACAAGAGAGCAGAAAGCACAACATTTCTTTTTGACTCCTGAGAGATAATTATGCAGGACAAATTACAAGAAATGTGGAACCAGCAACTGGAGTTCATGAATCTTCTAAAGAAAAAGAGAGGATTTCCAGAGTTCCCAGTCGACATTCGCTCAAAGGCTGGACAAAAGTTCCTGAAGAGCATCACCTATGAGTGCATGGGTGAATTATTCGAGGCAAATCAGGAGCTTAAGAACAGTAAAACTCACCGTGCAACAGAGGTCAATGACCTCGATAAAGATGCGTATTTAGAGGAACTTATTGATTCTCTGCATTTTTTCTTTGAGATTGTGATTGCATCAGGTGTGAGTCTTGACGAAATGTATCATGCATACATGCAAAAAGGCGTCAAAAATTTTGATAGGATTGAAAATGGATATTGATGCACTTTTTCCTTTCTTTCTTTCAAGATGTTCTTACTGATTTCACAACCTCAATAAAAGGAGTGAAAAATGAATTGGTGGTATACTGATACTAATAAGTACGGTTCTTTGGTTTACAATAGATTACTTGACCCTTGGGCCGCAAAGGTGAACACAGTCAATTTTGAGATTCATGAAAATGAATCTGGTATCACCTTAAACATGGATTTACCCGGCGCTAAGTCCTCTGACCTACTCGTAGAATCAGTTTCAGGTGACGTAAAGATTACGGGAAAGCAAAAAGGTAAGGATTTTCTCTACAATTATCGACTTCCCAAGAACTACGATCCCCTATCTGGATCTGCTAGATTAGAGGACGGTGTCCTAACGCTTGTTTTCAACAAGCTTGAAACAGCCAAGCCAAAGGCCTATAAGATTCCAATTAAGTGACAAAATTTGGTAAATTTAAAGGGGACTAGCGGTCCCCTTTTATTTTTTAGTTCTTCGCTATATTTTATTTGTTATGAACTTCCATAACAAATCTTCGATGAATGATATTGCAATGTTTGTAGGGGCAGCGTTAAGACACCCAGTACCACCTTGCAATGGCACAGGCGTCATTTCTACGATTCACGTTGATCAATACAAGACAAAATTTAACGACATCAGAATTTATTGCACCCTGGCACATCACGATCTTGTTAAAGAATCATGGGTTGCATTGGGTCATGATGGTGAACCAACACCTGACTTCAAACAGTTCTCCCTAGAAAGGGATGCGATTCATTATCGGCGCTGTCACCTCACGATGTTTTCACTGTTAAACGATGAAGACATCGTGGCCGCCTTAAAGGCGCCCGCTTGTTATTCTGAGTTGTTATGTACGTCAGCAAGTGATCTAAATGTTGTATTGAATCATGCAATACAAATGTCAACATTGTACCCTTCGCAGATGGAACACTATTACACAAGATGGAGCGTCAATAATCCAAGCGACCTAAAGTCGTTGTTGTATCGACTGTCCGGATTCAAGGAGTACCGGAAATGAAGTTTGAAAGATTCGATGACGGCGTTGCAATCTGCGGAGACTCAACCAGCGAAGAAGTCGTTTCCTTTGTGAAAACAATCGTTGACAAGGTTCACGTTGTGTGCACAGATCCTCCTTACGGAAATATATTGCGCCATGGTTGGGACAGATGGAGTGGAACACAGTCTGAATTTGTTGACTGGATGATCTCTTGGACCAAATCCTATTCCAATTTGCTGGTTCCACAGGGCGCAATGTATGTTTGGGGAGGTTATGGTGTTGCAGGATTTAGGCCGTTCTTTGAATACGCTTCGCGTATAGAATCAGAGTCAGATATGAACGTTTCAAACCTGATCACCTGGTCGAAGAAGCGTGCTTATGGCGTACAACACAATTACCTATCTACGCGTGAAGAACTATTGTACATGATCAAGGGAGACATAAAGAAACCCGCCGTTTTTAACGTTCCGCTTCTTGAAACAAAAAGAGGTTATGCGGGTTATAATGCCAAATATCCTGCCAAAAGCGAATTTTATAGAAGGACTAACGTATGGATGGACGTAAATGAACTATTTTCGGGAAAGGTTCATCCAACACAAAAACCGACAAAAATATTTGAAATACCAATTGAAGTAAACACAAATCAAGGTGACTGGGTAATAGATCCGTTTGCCGGATCTGGTGTTGCTGCATTTGCGGCTCGCAAGTTAGGCAGAAAGTTCATCGCAATAGAACAGGATGAGGGACACTATGGCCGCTTCGTTGAAAAATTATCGTCCGGGATCGTTGACGAAGAAAAGTAAAGAAGCAAAAGACGAGCAAAAAGATCTAGAGAACGACCCAGAGTACGTTAAAAAACTCTGGCAAACGTACAGCTTTAAATTAACGTCTTCGTCTTCGCGTCGACACCGACTGGAAGATCTTCTTGAACGTCAATCGTCAAAAGACCTTTCGATATCAAAACTTGAAAGAATCAAAAAAAGACTGTCTGCCGCAAAGATAGAGCAAGAGGAATCGCTGCTTCTTGTGGAACAGATAAAATTTCTTTTAGAGAGGTTGAATCTTGTAGTTTGGGAATAGAGGGTGTATGATGGTCGTATATGATCAGGGAATTTGAAGCATGAGCAAGGCACTTCTCCTCAATTCTGACTACTCTCCTATGCACTTTGTCAGCAATGTACGTGCATTTCTACTCGTACACAAAGGTAGGGCAGAAATATTGGACACAGGAGGTAAGTTAAGTACCTGGTCTCAGCAGGTTATTAACACCACAAAGGAATCCATCGCGCTTCCCGCAACTATTCGTTTGTTAAATAGGGTGAACAGAAAGTGGCAACCACCAAGATTCAGAAAATCTGCAATCTACACGCGTGACAATTGGTGTTGTCAATACTGTGGAATGGACCTAGGTAAAAATTCCGCAACCATCGATCATGTTCAACCGCGTTCTCGTGGCGGAAAAACTTCGTGGAAGAACTGTGTTGCGTCTTGTAAGTTCTGCAATAGAAAAAAAGCCAATAAGACGCCGCACGAAGCAAATATGCCCCTTTTGACGATTCCCGCAGAGCCAAGTCCATTTCAATTTTGGGAAAACGCAAGGGGCAAAGAGTGGCACGAAGATTGGTCAATGTTTATCAAACGTAAGTGATACTTATGAGTGATGACAAACGAAATATCAACGCTGAGATCTTTCATCATTGCTGAAGTACGTTCCTTAAGAGAAGAATGGTTGGCAGAATCATACGATAAAAAATTGTATGACGATGAATCCATTAATTCAAAAAGCGTTTACGTGCCTGATGATATCAAAAAGTCCATCAAAAAATGGATAAAAGACATGATGCTTGGCTAGATATATGTTTAATTCACATAGTAAGACTCTTACCTTGATTTTGACGTAGGCATTGATATATCTATTCTCATGAAAACTATCACAGTTAAAGAACTAAAGAAAGTTTTAAATCAAACCCTCGCAGAAGAGAGGGCGTTAGATGTTTTACGTGAAGAAACAACACGTAACCTTGGACCATCTGTGATCACTGAGGTGAAACTTGACCAACTTGCCGAAAACATCAACGACAGAATGGACGTTCTTGAAAGAACGGGTCGTGAATTAAGACAAGGGTTTAGGCCTGCGACGCTTCTCAGATTTGCAAATAATCCAAATCCGGAAGTCAGAAGACTCGTGGTCAGGCTTTTGCCTGAAAAGTTTGCAAGGAACTTTATCACAGATAGAGATCCTTACGTCAGGCATGCCGCGGCAAAAAGAGTTCCTCTTTCTCTAGTGAAAGAAATGTTGCGCAGATCACCGGGCGACGACGAGTTACACGTAATTTATCGTAGCAGAAGGCTTGGCGAAGCCGCTGAAGTTTCCATCGGAGAGAGACTAAAGGGCAACGTTAAAGTTCCAAATTCCCCTGAACTGAGCGACTTTACGTATCAGCTTCTGGCACAGAAGGCAATAAGCGATTATAACTCAAACATCGAAGGCCAGTGGGACGAACCATTTGTTGTCAGGTATTGTGCCTCAGTGAAGGCGACGACAGGTATCCAGTATGAGCCCGCGAGGCTATGGAAGGCAATTCAACAACGTCTAACAGACCGTGACGATCGCGTTCTGGAAAGAAATTCTCTGAAAGAGTCGAGGGTTTCATATAATGAATTGGGAGAAGACGACGCTTATGAGCAAGTTGACCCTGTCACAGAACTTGTTGAATCAAATATTTCGTCTCACGAATATGTGACACGGGCGAATAGGTTATTTTCGATCAGGGAATCAATCATGCCCGCAGGATTGCGTAAGTATAGGATGACAGAGGGTCTATCCGGTGATATCATGATTCCTTGCACGGGAAAGCTTCCTTTTGGAATGGGGATGACGCCGAAGACTGAGCGTGCACTTGACATGTACGTAAATAAGTGGAACGACGTTCAGTCGAGAAGGGGTGAACCCGTGAGAATAGGATGGACCCCTAACACGATGTCCATCGGATCATTTTCCTTTAACGTGGAGCTGAAGTGATGAAGAGAAGAACCTTAAAAGAGACGTTTGAGTTATCGCTAGTGGTCGAGCCCAACACTGGAATTGTAGTTGATAACATGATCGCTGAGTGGGGAGGGGTTCGTTACGCTGAACTCTCTGTACTTCTATCCTATCTTCAGTTCTTGAATAAGGTTCATCATACACATCACTGGATTGCAAAAGGCGATCCATTTTATGGCGACCACCTCCTGTTTTCTAGGTTGTACGAATGTATTGAGGACGAAATCGACATGGTGGCCGAGAAAGTTGTGGGCCTAGGTTCGATACATAACGTAGACATTGGCCTTGTCACAGCTCAGTGTAATAAATTGGTTCAAAACTATGGTCCTACATCGACAGTTGCGCAGACTTCGGAACTGATACGTCGATCTTATCAGGTGGAAATGACCTTCCTTAAGGTTGCCGCTCACCTCGTTGAATGTCTCAAGGAATGCGGACTTCTTACACGTGGTCTCGATAATATGATTGCAGGCATTGAGGATAAGCACGAATCTCACGTGTACTTGCTCAAGCAGCGCTGTATGAGTTGATCATTACTTCTTGTAGTCCGCACGTTTCATCAACCAACCGGCCATGGCCTCTGGATCTTCTGCCCAAGAAGACACTTTTTTAACCTTGTCTTTAAAGGTCTTGGTTCCCTTCAAGATCTTTCTCGCTGTCTTCTTTGATGGGCCTTTTTTCTTCTCCGTGAGTTCCTCACGTTCATCTGGGACTCCGACGGTTGAGGGTGAATCACCGATAGGTCTTCCAAACCTCTCGGTCAGAATTTGATTGTAGTACGTGACATCACTTTCATTGAGCCTTTGATTGTTCATGTTTGTTCCTTGTACACATTGTACACTTATTATATAGTAATTTTGCGCTCTTTAATCTTGAGCAAAGGATGGTTATGGGTAAGAATGTTATGATCACTGGTGCGGCTGGTTTTCTCGGAAGTCATCTCACGATTCATCACTTAAAGGCTGGTGACAATGTGTTAGGACTTGACAACTATTCCTCCTCCCGAGAAGATTCTCATCATTCGATGTTTGTGCGCAAGATGTACAGTCCTGAACGTGCAATGATTCGAAAAGTTGACATATGTTCAACACTTGACGTCGTCGCGGCAGTTGATGATTTCATTACTACAAACGGTGGAAAAATCGACCTGATATACAACTTTGCGTGTCCTGCGTCACCTCCTAGATATCAGGAGATTCCCGTCGAGACGCTTCTTACCTGTACCGCAGGCACCGTAAACATACTGGATGTTGCTCGAAAGCACAATTCTGTGTTTGTTCACGCGTCAACGTCTGAAGTGTACGGAGACCCAGACGTCTCGCCACAGTCGGAATCCTACAAGGGAAACGTCAATTCATATGGCCCAAGATCCTGTTACGATGAAGGAAAGCGCGCCGCTGAGGCCTTGTGTTACGATTATCTGCACAAGCACGGTGTTGATGCAAGACTCGTCAGGATATTCAACACGTACGGCGAAAACATGGATCCCCTTGACGGTCGAGTCGTCAGTAATTTCATTGTTCAGGCCTTGAAGAGGCAGCCATACACCATCTACGGCGGTGGAAAGCAGACCCGAAGTTTTTGCTATGTGTCTGATTTGATCAGGGGCATCACGACACTCGCAGGACTGTCGAAAAATCCAGGGGGGCCGATCAATCTTGGAAATCCCGCAGAGTTCACAGTAATGGATCTTGCCCTCCTCGTGAATCGCCTGTTGTATGGTGCGACAAAACCCGAATTGATCAACATGCCCCTGCCCAAGGATGATCCTCTTCAGAGAAGACCTGACATTTCTCGTGCAAAAGAGATTCTTGGATGGGAACCCACCGTAGACCTTGAGGAAGGGGTCCGTCGTACGATCAAGTGGTTCATGGAAGAACTTTCTAGTGTAAACTAGCATTGACACAAGTTATGATTGGCACATGTCTCGCACACCCAATCGTTTCGTCGGCCTTCACGGTCATTCAGGCTTCAGCCCCTTTGACGGCTTAGGCTATCCTGATGAGCATTTTACTTGGTGCATGGAGAACGGCCTTGACGCCCATGCTCTCACTGAACACGGTAACTTTAATTCATATGCACACGCCCAGCTTTGGGTAGAAAAGTGGAATTCTTCCGACAAGGGAAAGTTTAAGTACATTCCTGGAATCGAGGCGTACTTCCACCCAGATCTTGCCCAGTGGCAGCGTGACAAGGATCTGGCTGATCAGGCCGCCATCGACAAGAAGGCTGCTTCAAAGTTGCAGAAGCAACAGGAAGACCTGAAGACGAGGATCATCGCTCGGGTGGACTCTGAGGATGAGACAGAAGAGATTGAGACTACAAACGCTCTCACCATTGAGAATGAGGACGAGTCAAAGTCGACGAAGCACTTTAATCCAGTGAATCGACGCCATCACATGGTGATCCTACCGAAGAACCAGCGTGGTCTCCTGTCTCTGTTCGAGGCAACCTCTAAGTCATATCTACATGGCTTTTATAGGTTTCCTCGAATGGATCTCGGTATGCTGCGTGAGGCTGGAAAAAACGGTGATATTGTTGTTTCCTCCGCTTGCCTCGGTGGTTTTCCGTCCTGGGTTGTCTTTCAAGAGTTGCAGAGAGTGGCTTTTGACAACCTGAACGAGAAGTTGCTTGATGACGCCGTCCTCTTGAATAAGTGCGTAAATGCCATCGGCAATGTGTACGACATGATGACCTCTGCGGTGGGTCGAGAGAATTACTTTCTCGAGTTGCAGTTCAATAGGCTTCCCGCTCAGAACCTTGTCAATCGTGCGATTCTCGAGTTTGCACGTCGTACGGGGACAACTAAACAGCTCGTGGTAACCTGCGATTCGCACTACCACCGGCCCGAGCTGTGGAAAGAGCGTGAGCTGTATAAGAAGCTCGGGTTCATGAACTACACCACGTACAGCCCAGATTCTCTCCCCAAGTCAAAGGATGATCTGAAGTGTGAGCTGTACCCCAAGAACGCCTCTCAGGTATGGGAGGAGTACCTCCGCTCTAAGGAGGAGACAGGCTTTTACGATGATGATGAGGTGCTGGAGGCCATCGAACGCTCTCACGACATCGCGCATCACGTTATCGGCGAAGTGCCGCCAGACAGGACCTCCAAGTTTCCAACCCAAAGGTTGGTTCCCAAAGACATTTCTTCGTTCAATCACCTTGTTTCCCTCTGTAAGGAAGGAATGGTGAAGCGAGGATTACAGGATAAGCCTGAGTACATCGAGCGTTTACGTGAAGAACTAGGCGTCATCAAGACGATGAAGAACGCAGACTATTTCATCTCGTACCAGAAAATCATTGAACTTGCGAGAAAAGTGTGCCTTGTCGGCCCCGGACGTGGATCGGGAGGAGGTTCTCTAGTCAATTACGTACTGTACATTACAGACCTTGATCCTGTCTTTTGGGACTTGCCTTTCAGCCGTTTTCTCTCGGTGTATCGTAAAGGTGCACCTGACATTGATACCGACCTTGCCGACAGAGATAAGGTCCTTGAACAGTTGCGAAACTACTTCGGATTTGACAACGTGGTTCCTATCTCGAACTACAACACCTTCAAGGTGAAAAGTCTCGTCAAGGACGTAAGCAAGTTTTACGGAATTCCCTTTGAAGAGGTAAATGCAGCAACAAAGACGGTTGAGGAGGACGTAAGAAGGGCGACCACGAAGCATGGCGATGACAAAAACCTTTTCGTGCTGCAATATGATGATGCATACGCCCACTCTCCTACTTTCAAGGACTTCATCGACAAGTATCCACACGTTGCCGAATCCATCAAGATTCTCTTCAAACAGAATCGTTCACTGGGTCGCCACGCAGGCGGCGTTCTCATCGCAGATGATCTTCCACGAAAGATGCCACTCATCACATCCGGTGGTGAGCCACAGTCTCCATGGGTCGAAGGGGTAAATTTTAAACACCTAGAATATATTGGCAACTTCATCAAGTACGACCTTCTCGGCCTTGAGACCCTTCGTTTGATTGAAAGGACAATTGAATTGGTCCTTCGCAAGGGCGGGAATCAGAATCCCACGTTTTCCGACATCAGGGCATGGTATGACGAACACATGGCCCCCAGTAAGATCGATTTCAATGACCCAAAACCTTATGAGGTATATGAAAAAGCAAAGTGGTCTGGTATCTTCCAGCTGACGTCTCAAGGCGCGCAGAAACTCTTTGTGAAGGCAAAACCAAAGAGCATCATTGACATTGCGGCGCTGACGTCAATCTATCGACCGGGTCCTCTTGCTGCAAACGTGGACAAGCTGTACCTTGAGGCAAGGGAAGGAAAAGAGTACGAATGGGGTGATCAAAGAATCAACAAAATCCTGGAAAAGACACGAGGCCTGATCATCTTCCAGGAACAGGTCATGGAGTTGGCAGAGAAGTGTGCCGGATTCCCTAAGGAGCAGTGCGATGAGGTTCGTCGAGCCATCATGAAGCGTTCTATCTCAGGGGGCGAGGCAGCAAAGAAAGCAGCAGAGGAGACGCGATCGAGCTTTGTGATTGGTTGCGTAAAAAATGGTTACCTTGAACCTGTGGCAAACAACCTCTACGACAAGATTCTGTATTTCTCGGGATACGGTTTCAATCAGGCACATGCAGTTGCATACGCAATTGATTCGTTTTGGTGTGCATGGTTGCTCACCTACCACGAGGAGGAGTGGATTTCCGCATACCTTGAGTCAATGTCAAACAACCCGGAGTCGCGTGCCAAAGCCTTCGGTGAGGTAAAGTCTCTGGGTTATCAGATCGTACCAATCGATATCAATCTTGCGACGTCTGGTTGGACAGTTCTTCCGGGAAGAAGATTGATGCCTTCTATGACATCGTGTAAGGGTGTCGGTTCTTCCGCTCTTGAAGAGATTGTCCAAAATCGGCCCTATTCTACGATTGAAGAGCTGCTGTGGGACAAAAACTTTGAATGGAGACACAGTAAGTTCAACAAGAAGGCGCTTGAGGCCCTGATAAAGATTGGGGCTTTTGACTCCATGAACATGGTTGGTGAAGGTATGTTATTTAACAACTACAATCACATGTACCAAACCTTGCTTGGATCGCATGTTGAGTCCGTGACAAGGAAAAAGAAGGGAATTGAAGTCACGGAGGATGTTGAATTTGATCACTCGGCACTCATCAAACGCTCGACAAAGTCTGATCCTCACGAAGGACTCAAGAATTTTTACAACTTACTGAGGCAAAATTCTTCCGTAGAGGAATGGTCTCCGACGGAGAGGGCGCAAAACATGGTGGAGGTGTTTGGTGCGATTGACATCATCAGCCTGATAGATTCAAATGTGTTGAACGCCTTTGAAACAAGGGGCATCAAATCGATCGAAGAGGTTGAACAAGGAGATCCGCAATTGTGTTGGATGGTTGTATCTCCAACTTCCCCGAAGAAGGGAGCAACGCCTGTGACAGGTATCAAAAAATCCTCAAAGGCAGGAAAGGAATACGTCCAAATCTATGTTGCAGGCCCTACAGGCAAGGTTCAACGAGTGACAGTTTGGGGGCAAAAGGACCTGCCTGATGCATTTACCTTGTTCTGTGCAGAAGTCAAGAGAGATGATTTTGGACTTTCAACATCCCAATGGAAAATGAGGAAGATAACGTGAAGTACGATTATAAATGTGATGCATGCGAAAATCAGTTTGAAGTGAATCAGTCGATGAAAGAAGAAGCTCGAGCCACGTGTCCAAAGTGCGGTTCAGAGACTCGGAACAGGCTCATCACGGGGGGCTCAGGTTTCCTCCTGCAAGGCGGTGGGTGGTACGCTGATGGTTATGGAAATAAAAAGTGAAATCTTTATACGACCTGTTAAAGGATTAACCTATGAAAGGTATGCAACTTCAGCTATTCGATGACCTTCCTCTTCCGCCGCGACCTCGCTATCTTAGCAAGGAAGTCAACTCTCTCACTTCAGAACGCGTCACACCAAAAATCATCCAGTGGGTGTGCCAAGAAGGCGGGGCTCCTTCAGCTCAAGAGCTTGAGGTGATAAAGGCTGAGATTTTTTCAGCGATTGAGTACGACGACGATGCGTATCACATCGCCAAGAACTTGGAACACGCTGGCTGGGACCCTGATGCCGATCTTGTTGACTTGCTTGAAGACGTTGCACATCAGCGTTACCTTGCACATAAGGAGATTGTATATCATAGCTGGATTCTTGCACACGGGGTCACTGCAAAGTTTGCTTTAGGAGATCAGGTGTCCTTTACATTTAAGGGCAAAAAGGAAACAGGAGAGATCATTAAAATCTATCCAGACGCAGCACAGTACACAATTCACTGCCCCCAACATGGACATGTCAAGAAGGGTGCGGGTACGCACGGTCACATCATCGATTTTGAAGTGTGTACAGCGACATAACTTAAGTTAAGATATCTTCATGTTGAAACAAAAACAACGTTTAGTGTTCATGGTTGGTCCTGATATGTGTGGCAAGACACAGATTGCAAAAGAGTTGTCGGTCCGACTAAGTGTTCCTTATTTTAAGGCCTCCTCTGAACATTCATCGTTTTTGTCGATGGATGACAAAAATGAATTGTTTCTGTCACAATTGCGGCATGCCGATCCTCGCGTACTTGATCTTTTGAAGCAGACCGGTTACGGAGTTATATTTGACAGGGGTTTTCCGTGTGAATGGGTCTATTCATCCGTGTTTCATCGCAAGACTGATGAGAAGTTTCTTGTCCACATGGACAAGCAGTGGGCATCCTTGGGGGCAAAAATAATCTTTTGTCGCAGAAGTTCGTACACAGGAATCATTGATGATCTAGATTCTAGAATTCAGCAAGAAACCCTGCAGAAGCTAGACGATCACTATGAAAAATACCTACATGAAATCACAGCCTGTGATTATATGAAGCTGAATGTCGACGACGAAAATCTAGACAGAGAAGTGTCTGATATCATTTCTTTTCTGGGATAACACAAAGAAACACATGAAAAAATTACTTATTCAAACACAACTTTCTAACTATGACACACGAGGCAGATTCATCCTTGAGTGTGACTCTGGATGGCAGATGGTCATGGGTCGTGTCCGTGAAATGCTAAAACAGAATCCGGATCTCGTGATTCACGTTATGGGTCCCCTTCTTTCCGAAGGGTCTGTGGTCACCACACCGTATCAGGTAAATCCTGATATTCCATGGGGTTCACGTGTACACTACGTGGAGCATGACATTTTTCCGAATGCACTTGCGACTCGGTACAACTTTGACGTTTCTTCGCTGTCACGTAGACTAGGTCTTTCAAGGCACAAGACGGAAGTTACAGTGAGATATGATGCGGTGTATCTCAACGATCCGATGCACCTTAGAAACTTTAAGGCGATGTTCCTCCTTGAAGGTGGATATCAACCTAAATTTTATGTTCATTCACACTTTGTAGATGTGCCGTCCTGTCCCAAGTTTCCGATTGATGCATCATTGTGGTTGGGTCAATGTGAGGCCGCCTTAAAGGCAGATTGGAACTTTTGGCAATGTGGGTCCGCGCTTTCTGAATTTGAGGCAGAGGCACGTAAGTTATTCCGTGATGGCGTCGTGGACGCTGTAATGGCAAAATCATCACCGTGGGATGACGGATATTCGATCGAGGAGATTAGGTCCGCGCCTGACCTTGATGGGATCCGATTTGATCCCAATGTCTTCAATCGATGGCGTGAGCAAGGCAAGACAATTATCTTTGTTCCAAACCGGATCGGTGGCAAAGGAAGATCGTCAGATTACACAAATTGTGGCAAATTCATGTTTGACGTACTTCCACGTTTACATGAGAGACGAAATGATTTCGTCGTTCTTGCTGGGAACCCAAGCCAGAAGTTCTCCAATGAGGAACTTACGTCAGAGTGCGGTCACAACGGTTACGTCTCTCTTGTTCCTGATTCGTTTACACGTGATGAATTCAAGGTTGTTGCAACGCATGTCGACATCGCTTTAGGCCTGTATGACCAAGACACGTATGGTGGAACTGTCGCCAGAGAGTGTGTAGAATTGGGCTGTTTACCTCTATGGTTGAATAATTTTGAATACTCCGGAATCATTCGAGATGCATCTGAGCTTGGGTTTAAAGTACCCGTTCTAGCAAAGTCAGATTTCTCTGACATAGTTGAAGTTGCGTCCAATCTCATAGATCACGTTAAGCAAAACAAGGGCACAAAAGAGTGGTGCAATTCGATGGTTCCGTTGCTCAACGTTGTGAGGGATCGTTGTTCCTATGAGTCGACAACCACACATGCAATGCGTAAGATGAACCTACTTTGAGTCATGTGTACATGAGCTTTTTCTGTTGTAAATTTGTTTCATTCAGGAGATTTAGATGCGAGTTTTGATCACAGGTGCTGCAGGTTTTATCGGAAGTAACCTCGTAGCAAGGTGTCTCAAGGAAGGTTGGGATGTCACAGGTGTTGATGATCTTTCAAATGGTCACACGGAATTTTTGCCCCCTCTTTTTGCAGCCAATCCAAATCTCTTTTTAAAGGAAGACTTTTCTTCTGAGTCTGTTCTTTCGAGGATTAGGTCAAAGTGGTTTGATGTGATTTTTCACCTCGCAGCTGTACCACGGGTGAGTTATTCTGTGGAACACCCCATTGAGACGCACGAAACCAACGTAAATAAGACGCTTCAATTGATGGAAGCCTGTCGCAACAACGTAAAACGCTTTGTGTTTGCATCTTCGTCCTCTGTCTATGGTGGGGCTCAAAAGCTTCCAACGGTTGAAGCCACAAAGAAGGACCCAAAGTCCCCCTATGCGTTGCAGAAGTCAATTATTGAAGATTACCTGAAGATCTATTATGATCTGTACGAACTTGATTCAGTTGCCTTGAGGTTCTTCAACGTATTCGGACCAAATCAATTGGGAGATTCTCCATATTCAACTGCGGTTTCTGCGTGGCTTACGGCCATAAACAAAGGCATGTCGATGCGCAGTGACGGAGACGGTTCACAGTCACGAGACATGTGCTACGTTGATAACGTGACAGATGCCTGCGTGCGTGCAGCAGCGCACCATAACGATCTTGCGGCCGCTTGTTTCAATGTTGCCTGCGGCGACAGGACAACAAATAAAGAAATCCTTGAGTTTCTTAAAGGAAGATTTCCAGATGCAAAAAGCCACGATGCACCATGGCGCTCGGGCGATGTGATGCACACTCAAGCAAGCGTTAACTGTATCCATATAACGTTGGGATATAGTCCCCTTGTTAGATTCTGGGAAGGTCTGGAACGTACTATCGAGTGGTATAATAACAATTGGTCATGGATCAGCAACATGAGGTTAAACAAGTGAATTACAATAATGTGATCGATATTAGGAATGAGTTCGCAAATCTATTTTTGGGGAATCACTTCACGTCCATCAATCGAGAGGCATCAATGACCAATCTCATGGGGTCTCGCACGATTGAGATTGTCGGTGCCAGTTTCATTGCAGGCGACGAAGTTATTTTCGGAGAAGTGAACCATGATTACGTAAAGCGTGAAGAAGAGTGGTATGACTCCATGTCGCTTAACGTGAATGATTTTCCCGGTGGCGCACCTGCTGTTTGGCGTGCAATTGCCTGTGCCGACGGTAAGATCAACTCTAACTATGGGTGGTGCGTCCGAAGCCCCGAGAACGGATCTCAGTTCGAAAAGGTCGTAGGCGAATTGAGGAAGAACCCAGAAAGTCGACGGGCAATCATCATCTACACAAGACCTTCAATGTGGGAAGATTACAGCGCAAACGGTCGCAGTGATTTCATGTGTACCAACGCAGTTCAGTATGTTATAAGAAATGGACAGTGCCATGCTATCGTGCAAATGCGTAGTAACGATGCGCTAATTGGATACAAGAATGATAGATCTTGGCAGCAACATATGTTAGAGAAGGTAGCGAGTGAGCTTGGTTATCCTGCAGGTAATCTGCACTGGCAGGTCGGAAGCATCCATGTATATGAGAGAGATTTTTACCTAGTCGATCACTTTTTGAAAACTGGCGAGTTGAGTATTACAAGGTCAAAGTATCGAGACGCTTATCCTGAGTCTGTATATGGAAAGGCTTTCAAGTGACCTGCGTTGTCGCACTTGAAGATAATGGTTCCATCTGGATGGGTGCAGATTCCGCTTCTTATCGGGAGGATGAGGTTCTCATTCGTCAAGATGAAAAGGTTTTCAAGAACGGTGAGTTTCTTATTGGATTTTCAGGCAGTTTCAGAATAGGACAACTGTTACGTTGGTCTCTCAGGCCTCCCAAGTTTCTCAACAATAAGGCACACATGGAATATCTAGTGTGCGACTTTGTGGAGTGCCTGAGAAATCTGCTTGACACAAAGGGCGTTCTTTTCAAGGAAGAAACTGGAGATGCTCATGACTCCGAGATCGTTCTTGGATTCAAGGGAAACATATACGTGATTGAGGCCGACTTTAACGTAAGTTCTTTAAGACAAAAGTTTGCAGTGTCAGGCTCTGGATTTGCATATGCGCTAGGCGCGATGAATGTTCTTTACCATGACATATCGCTGACGCCAAAGCAAAAGATAGAAAGGGCCCTTGCGGTCGCAGGGGAGTATTCTCCCAGCGTAAAATCTCCGTTCGTAGTATTGAACCAGGATTAAATTAAGATGGGTGGGAATGTTGTTGTTGTTGACGTTAATGGACTCAATCAAAGGCCTGACAAACCTGACTTCAGGATCCTAGATAGGGATCGTTTTGTGAATGATTTCTTACTTTTGTTTGAGCAGATAGATTCTGCGTATCATGATCACGTCGGTCTAAATCTTTGGCCAAAAGGGGTGAGGAGCGATCTTTTTTCAACATGCGCTGTTTTCAACGGTTCTTCATCTCACTTGTTTGACTACGGTATTTCCTCTGAGGAGTTTGTTCGATACAAGCCGAAGATCGGCGATCTTGACATAACAGTACCAGACAATAATTTACGTGCGCTGTCCGAGGTTCTTAGTTCAATGCAGGGTAAAAAAATTACCGAAAAGCATAGCTTTTTAGGTCAGAAGCCTTCATTAACAAACGGTCAGATAAATTCTGTTTTTGAATATGAACTCAATGAGTTAAACAAGTTAAAGGTTCAGATAGATTTTGAAGGGACACCATATGATGCTAATGGTCCGCTCGAGTTCATTAAATTTTCTAAGTCATCAAATTGGTTTGACGTAAAGGCAGGCGTCAAAGGCGTGTTCCACAAACTTCTGTTGAGAAGTATTGCAACTGTTGTATCATCCAGACATGATGCAGTGTTGTTAACGCCACAAAGCCCGTTAGAACCGTTCGAAAAAATTAGGCTTGCAAAATCAGACCATGTTCACACTTTGTCATTTTCTGTTGACAAAGGATTGAGAGTTGCAGCTGAACAACAATTCTACCGTGATTGTACTCCTGTCATGGTGTCGGGAAAATTTGCATATAAAAAGACTGAGGCACGTGATTCTATTTTTGTCAGGAGTAAATCTGACATTTTTGAAATGCTCGTGTCACGAGTCCCGACTAAAGATGATCTGAACTTGTTCTCATCATTTCTGGGCCTGTTGACGCTGCTGAACTCTTTCTTTGAAGAAAAGGTTATATGTGACATATACCTTGACTTCGTAGATCACAAACTTTTCGGTCAAAAAAGCCAAGTCCTCGACATTTTTGATGAATCGAATGATTATAGCACAAAGATGCCTGCGGTAAATATGTTCAGGAATGAACTTCAATTTCTGAAGGTGTATGATCATCACGTAGAGAAGATGATCGCTTCGTACTATAATAGGAAGTTGAATGCTTGATATTTCGATTAAAGACTTAAAGAAGACAATAACATCCGCAAGCAAGGCAAAGATTTTTTTCGACGGTCACCTGAAGATCGTGGAAAAGATTGATGGAACAAAGCTTACGTTAATCAGAAATTGTGAAGTATTTGATCCTATCGATTATACCAAAAACTGGATTGTGTCATACAAGGACAACATCATTCACGCCACTGAATTTTGTGGTCTTGCTGAGCGTGATTCCGAGATACGGGAATTTTCCATCGGCACGTCTCAATATAAGTTTGTGCATGATCATTTACGGAAGGTTCACCCTGATTGTGCAGAGATTCCGAGAAACACTGAATTTTTCGTTGAGTTTGTACAGAATAAGCCCACGATTACTCGTGACTATGTGCTGAAACACAACATGTTCCTTGTGGGTTTTGGCGACTGCAATTTTGTACAGTTTCGTGGTCGTCTGTACAGCTCTTCGATGTTTCACGATGACGCGCAGCGCTTTGAAAAATATCGACAATTGTTACAGCTTGGTGAATTTCCAACTTTATTTAAAGGACGGATGAATGCACCTGAGGCGATTGAATTCGGTTCGGCTGTTGGTAGCGTTAGAGAATTGTTGATTTCGGCTTTTCGACACGTTGATTTCGATCGTCACGAAGAGGTGATGAAACGTCTGATAGGCGTGTTTGAGGATTTTCAATCTGTTCTCGGTGGTCAATCCGAAGGTGTAGTGATTGAACGTACAGGCGACGACGGGAAATCTCTTAGCAAAGTGCTTGCTCCTGACCAACACTTGAAAGAAGTACGAGACGCAAAGAAATCAAGATTCAAAGCAACAGAAAGAGACGAGGAAACATACTGGGAAGCTATTCACAAAGTAGCTGCTGAAATGACTAAAGACGTCGTAATAAGTGATCTACAGGAGACTTTTGGAGAACTGTCTTCTCGCATTTATCGAACAAAAACGCTACCAGCACATTCCATAAAAACACTTTTGAGTGTCCAAGATGATGTGTTTCTTACCGCAAAGCTGAACCTATTGGGACCTGACAAGTCAGACAACGTTGCCTTGATTCCCATGGCTGCAAAGCCTTTTCACGCTGGTCATGCCTCTCTAATTGATCGTGCATTTAGTGACGGTTGCAAGTCAGTGATGTTGTTCTTGTCGACGAAAGATCGTTCAAACGTATCAACACATGACATGCTGACGTTGTGGAGGGACGTGTACTTTCCTAAGATGGAAATTATGTACGGCTCGGGTCTTTATGCTTCGTTTTCCGGGTCTCCTATGACGGAAGCCTTGTTGTTTGCAAAAAGATTCTTGACCGGAGCATCTGGTTCTGTGTCAATCTATGGAGGCTCCACAGGCGATGGCGACGATGATGCGAAGTCAAGGTTGGAGTCGTTCCTCACACGTCTCCCACAATTTAAGGAACGACTATCACACGTGTCGATCTCAAGGACGTTGACAAATGGTTTGTGTGCAAGCGATATGAGAGATTACCTCTCTTCAGGGGAGAGCAGAATTTTCAAGGAAAATTTACCATCCTGGCTGTCAGAGGACAACAAGGACACAATTTGGAACACATTGAGAATTTAATATGACGGTTTATTTCACATCAGACAATCACTATTTTCACGAAAATATCATCAGGTATTGTTCCAGGCCCTTCGTGGACTCAGCCCAAATGAACGAACACATGTTAGAGAACTGGAACTCTCGGGTAGAGGAAAACGACGTCGGGGTTTTTGTAGGCGACATATCGGCCGGATTAAAGGGAAGAATTGAAGAATTAAGAGAATTGATCCGGCGAATGAACGGTAAGAAGATCCTGATCAGAGGTAATCACGATCACCAGCAGGATCAGTGGTACATAGATTCAGGTTTCATCGCTGTTTACGATTATCTTAACCTAGGGGGTGTGGCGTTGTCACACTATCCACTTAAGTCACTTTCCGATAAAAAGTTTGACGAATCAGCCTTGGGTGATTTTTTGCATATTGTTCATGGTCACGTACATGAGAAAGGTCCTAATTATGATAGGCATTTCAACGTTGCGGCAGACAGAAACAATTATAAGCCTCACCATTGGCATGATGTCATCCCAGAATGGCTCAGGACGCCATTCAAGGAAAATTTGAATATTTTGTTGATGAACACCTTATGTAAAAATTATACCTTAGATTAGTGGGGAATCTGATGCAGAAAAATCCTGTCTTTAATGTATACTGTGGTCCCATGTTTAGCTCAAAAACGTCTAGGTTATTGATGGACCTGGAACGTTACAAGTATCAACGTGAAAGGGTTGCTGTTTTTAAACCCACCATGGACACGAGGTACAGCGTTGCTGAAATCATGACACACGGTGGATGGAGGCATTCTGCAGTTTGTGTGCAAGAAGGCGCAGATATCTTGCACTTTCTTGCCAATGCAAGTGAAGATCCTCACGTTATTGCCGTAGATGAAGCCTTTATGATTCCGGGAATTGCTGAGGTTCTTGTCTTTTTGTACCAAAGTGGTTTTAACGTGATCGTGTCAACGCTGGACATGGCATCGAACGGAAAGCCTTTCCCTGAAATTTCTCAGATGTTGCCTTGGGCAACCCGGATAGAGAAGTGCACTGCGGTTTGCACCGTTTGTGGAGATGATGCCCCCTTTACGCATAAAAAGACATTAGGCGGAGATGAATTTGTGGTTGAGGTGGGTGGCGATGAACTTTACGAACCCAGGTGCGCCACTCATTTTCCAACAGTTTTTAATCTTAAGTTAAAGAAATGAATCAAAGAAAATATTGGTCAGAAACGTGGATGGACGTTGCAAACGTTATCTCTGGAAGATCTTACGATCCACGGTTAAAAGTTGGTGCCATTGTCGTAGCAGAAGACAACACTCAGATGTTGTCGATGGGTTACAATGGTAACTACAAGGGCGGCCCTAATTGTCACGAATCACAAGAACCAGGCCAAAGCGGGTTTATTCACGCAGAAGTTAATGCATTAATTAAGTGTGATTACAACTTTTCTAAAAAGAAACATATGTATGTTACGCATAGCCCCTGTCGGGCATGCTCAAAACTTATAATAAACGCTGAAATCTCTAGAGTCATATACCTGCACGAATACAGGGACACTTCAGGTCTTGAAATGATGAGATCTGCCGGAATTGAGGTGCTCAGTTATCAAGACGCGATCAAAATGGACAAATCGGGGTAATTAGTCATATGCAGGAAATAAAGAAACTTTCAGAAGCCGATATCATCAGAATGATTCGTGAGGAATGGGAAGCAAAACTGAAAAACCTTGCGGAAGAAGTAGGCATAGATTATGCGGTGAAGATTCCTTCGAAGGGAAAAGTCCCAAAGGAGGAAATCCCTGTCCTGTCACCGGGATTGAAAGTTCGTCACAAAAAGTCTCAGATACGCTATACTGTAATATCCGTCAACAACGAAGATTGTGTCTTAAGAACGCCGGAAGGAAAAGATTTTCTAGTAACCGCCAAAAAGTTGGAGAAAAATTATGAGGTCGATTAATTCAGGACGTTCAATCATAGACAGTACGGACCTAGACATGCTTTTGAAGAAAACAGTCAAAGAATCTGTTACACAAAACAGAAGCACCTTGGATGAAGCATATGTTGCAGAACCGAAGCAATTCAAGCAGGTTTCTGAACTAGTCTCTCAAAAAACGAAAGACATGCACCAAGGCCTCTACAAGAATTACATTCAGTCGCTGAACGACGTTTCTTCGAAGTTGGATACCGCAGATCGATCAGAGGCAAATCCACGTCACTCTGAATTTCGTTCACTGAAACTAGATGAGTCGTATAACCTCAATGCAGTCTGGCTTCACGAACTTTATTTTGCAAATTGTTTTGATCCACACAGCGAAATTGTCATGGATTCCAAGGCCTATCTGCGACTACAGAGGGACTTTGGAACTTTTGATACGTGGCAAAAGGACTTCATGGCGACAGCAATGTCTGCCGGAAACGGCTGGGCAGTCTGTGGATACCACATGTTCTTGCGTAGGTTTGTGAACATGATCGTAAGCCATCACAGTGGAGACGTGATGTTGGGCGTATTTCCAGTAATCGTCGTTGACATGTGGGAGCACAGCTATACAAGAGATTACCTCTCTGACAAGAAAAGCTATCTTGTTTCTCAAATGAAAGAATTCAAATGGAGCGTCATTGAGGAACGGGTGGAGCGCGCAGAGTTGATCGCTCAGGCGGTGAAATCATGATGCGTTATAGCCCTAAGATAGGATGGAAAAGACTCGTATCTGAGTCAAGAAAAAAAATTTTGAATGAGGCGGAAGAGACCCCTCAAGAAAGAGGCAATGATTCAATCGATATACAGATCGATCGATTTCTATCAGATTACGAATCAGAGTCTAAGATGTCAAAAAACGAGTCCAAGGACTGGAGAAGACTCCTTCGACGCCTCCTTGAGGCTGAGGGTGATGAAGAAGAGGGCGACGAAGACTCAGGCAGTGGCAGTGACGCAGAAGAGACAAAAGCCGAGAAGCTTAAGATTGAAGACATAGATTTAAATAATTTTGCAAACAGCATTTCTCGCCTAATAGACAATTACGATTCTTTGCTTGAGATCAGGACGACAATATTACGTCGTGCCACAAACTTTATCAATAAAAACTACGAACTTGACGTTGTTGAAAAGTTTAAGGACATCATGGAAGATCAGTTCGATTTGTCTGTCGATGGATCGCCTAATACATCATCTGATGAATTTCAGGCACCGTTTGCAGATAGGGCGGGCTCAAGCGGAGGAGGAGGGGCCTGATGGGGCATGATCTTTTTCAGGGAAGAAAAAGCATCCACGTTAGTCTTGAAAAAAACACTCACTTTGAGCTTAGAACAAGGCTATTCAAACACAATATTTCTATGCAAGAAATATTTGATGAATGTGCAAAGCAGATCGTTGAAGACACAAGGTTTGGTAAAAATATAATCGAAAGTATCGTAAAGAGAAAATTGCAGGATGCGTTGGAGGGTCGTCCCAAGAGATCTAATAATCGGGGTTCATTTAATGAAATTGACTCTGAATCTCTGTATACAATGATTAATTCTGACAAAGAGGATTGATGTCCATATTACACAAATATTTTGAAAAATCACTCAAGATCTCAGATGAATACGCTGAGACGAAGAAAAAGATTGTTAATCTGTCGGATTCAGTTGATCAACTTAGCCTCATTGTTCATGCACACCATAGTGCATTGACTGATCTTCTTCTTTTTCAAAAAGAGTTGTTGAAGAGATTAAGTGAACCTCACGAAGATATAGAATTTGTTTTTGACGAACTAAAGTTGAATTAAGTGAAAAAGATATTCTTGACATTAAAAAAGAATTGGCAAATCATCATATTAATTTTAGGTGTTTTGCTTTCTGTCGTTTTCTTTAGACGTCGTGACGCGGACTTTACCACAAAGCTAAGGTCAATACAGCTAGATCACGACCAGCAGATAAAAAAAATATCTGAATCTTTAGAAAAGGAAAGAAGACTACGCGAATTGAACGAGGCAAAATACCAAGAAATCATCGCAAGTATTCAACTACAATATGAATCTGCTAAAAAAGAGTTGACAGAAAAAAAGAAAAAACAGATAGAAACAATTGTGTCTCATCACGGAAATGATCCAGCCGAACTCGCTATACAACTCTCAAAAGTTACCGGATTCGATATTATTATGCCCGAGGGGTGATATGAAATTTCTCTCATCATTGATCATTGTGGCGTTTTTGTTAAATACAACAAACGTACATGCAGATCAACCTCAGTTGGCAATAAAATTGCCCACGATCTCGTCTCCTTCATCTGAATCAGATCTTGGGGCGGTGATTAGCCCTTTGATTAAAACACAGAAAGCGCCGTTCAGTGGTCTCTTATTGTCTCCCCGCGCAATCGCTGAGATTATTGCCGAAATATCTTCTTACGAAGAAGCAGTCACCATAGAGAAAGACAGGTTAATAAAAGAACACTCAGCCAACCTCGATCGTGAGCTTACTAATCAAAAAATTGAACACGAGACAGAAAAAACGATTATATCTTCTAGGTTGGCGTCAAGTGAAAAACAAGTACTAGATCTAGGATCCCAACTGCAAAAAGAAATAGAAAATCGACCAAACGTCACCTTGTGGGCATCTCTTGGTTTTTTTGGTGGAATCGGTATTACGCTTTTAACAATGTTTGCCATTCAAGCATCAAATTAATTTTTTCTTCCTATTTAAGGCTAGAATTAGCGTAAGAGGATGTTTATGTCAAGCACACGGCCTCAAAAAGAAAAGACTCAAAAGGGCGATAAAAAACCCTGGTATATGCTTAGAGACTCTCGAGGGCATGGATCTGTGACCGTGACACTGATGCTTGTTTCATTTTGGGTGACAACTTTTGCCTACGTTGCATCTTGGTTTGAAAAAATTGGCAACGTTGAATTTAGGGAATTTGATGCAGGTGCCGTGGGAGCGTATTTAGTTCCCATTCTTACACTTTATTTCGGTAGAAAATGGACTGATGCAAAGTTACCTGTAAAGATTGACCAAAAGACTGATGATGTGGAGGAGTGATGCAACAAAATGTCATCGTAAGCGAAGGTGCAATAAGGGATCTTATCAAAGAGGTCTTGCATTCAAGGTCGCCTAATTCGTCAAAAGAACCAGTGAAAGTAAATAACGTGGTAGACCCATCCGCGATTCTCACAAACCCAGGAAATCCAAACTATAAGCCTGACAGTTTTGAAGAACTTACGATTGCGTTAAGCTCGATGAAAGATGAAATCCCACAGGAAAAAATTCCTGACGTTTATCAAAAAATGATGGGCGTAATTCAGCACTTAAATGACAAAAAAGGTGATAAGAAAATGAACAGAAAAGACACAAAGGTTGAGTCTCTTGTAAGATCAAGAATTCGTAAAATGATCCGCGAAAATAGATCGCTATTTGAAGCACTACCAACCCCCGCCCGCAGACCGGGTCGCCCAAAGAAAGAAGATGGTGCAGAGAAGAAGGAGTATATCTCCGCTGGCGATGAGTCTGAGATGGCACTGAGTGACATTGCAAAGGCGTTGGGCAAGTCAACCTCAGGAGTTTGGAGGGACGACAGAGAGGGACGTAAAAAGTTCTCTGACAACCTCTGGATGTATTCTATACCCGCGTCAGGTATGGCACAATTTCGCAAGGCAGGGATTGAATTCCTGAACAGGCTTGAAAAAGATGCCTTGAAGCAATGGAGCGCAGACCCTCTTAAGGATACCGGCGAATCTTTGGTCAATTCTGACGATGTTCCGAAGCTCGCCGCTGATCCGCAGGTAAGGGATGCAATCAACTTGTTCGTGGACAGATGGTTAACAGATCCGGAAAACTACGAAGATCCCTCTGACATGATCTCAGAAGATGACGTTGAAGCATTTAGACAGCATCCTGAAGCCGTTGTCACGCTGCCAAGCTTTATCTGTGTGTTTTTGCTTGACTTTTTGCGTGACAATTACGACATGCTTGATTCCTTGAGAACCTTCTCCGACAGTAAGGAATACAAGAAAGTCTTTTCAGAACTTCAAAAGAAGCACAAAGGCGCAAGTGGAAAGGAAGTAGCAAGCGGTCTCAAAGATGTCCTGAGAAAGATTGATAACGCAAGAGAGTAAAACACATGCAGGCACCCATCATTGTCGCAGCGGTTCAATTTGAGCCAAAATTACACGACGTAAGAAGCAACATTGCCATTGCACAGCAGATGGCGTTTGAGGCCGCTGCAAAGGGTGCTCGCGTGGTTGTTTTACCTGAGTTATGTACGTCTGGGTTCGTGTTAAGAAATTTACGCGAGGCGTCTGATTGTTCTCAACCTAAGAACGGTTATCAGACGCAATCTTTTGTGCCCATTGCGAGAAAGTTTGGTTGTCACATCATATTCGGCTATCCTGAACTATCTGAAGATAAGCTTTACAATTCTGCGGCCATTGTTGGCCCGTATGGATTGGAGGGTAATTGTCAAAAACACAATCTTTGGGGAAGCGATAATATGTGGGCACAACCATCTGACGAATTACACCCAGTTGTGAATACGCCGACGGGCAGGTTAGGTGTTCTCATTTGTAGAGATTCTGCGAACAGATACAGGGAATCATATAAGTTCTATAAGCCGGGTCAGAAATTTTATTATCCTGGGTCGGTTGATACAATAGCCTTGTTGACTAACTGGGGTTCGACATATGGTTATCCTGATTCTTCTTGGGTGGAACTATCAGAACAGACTGGAGCGAATGTCATCGTCTCTAATCGAGTGGGAAAAGAGAGGGACCTGAAATTCAAGGGTGGGTCCTGCGTCATTGATAGAAATAGAAAAATATGGACAAACGGCTCTTCCTTCACTGAGGCGGCCGTTGTCGGTGGAATGGTCATACCATGAAGTTAAAAACCATACATGAAAATTACATTCAATCTTCGAAGAGACCGATGTCATTTGGAAGACTGCCTGTCGAACCTAAAAACATTGAGTTACCTGTCATTCCCATGGATAAGTGGGTCAAAAAAAATGACCCAAAACGTCTTGTAAAAACGTTTAGATTTCGTAGGTCAGGCGACAGAAGCCTGATGATCAAGCTTCTCTTGGACTACGAGGAGCAAATGCAACATAATGCTGACATGGTTGTAAAAGAAGAAACACTACAACTAGAGCTTTTCACAAAAAATATTGAGACAATAACCGAACTTGATCTGGAGTACGCAAAGTACGCAGATGAAGTTTTCAAAGACATTGTTTATTATTCATACTCCAGCAAAAAAAAGACTGAGTAAATTTATGTTGCAAGATGAAGCGAAGATGTTGATCAGCGACGCGATCAAGAATCAGCTCTCTGAGACAGAGATGGAAGATTATGAAAGTAATTTCATTCTTGTGGACGTGTTTCTGCTTGTTGGTGAAAATATTGAACCATTAAACAGTTCTCTTGTCTCGTGTAATTTTCGTAGAAATGAAATTGATCTTGACGTTAAGGTCATATACGAAGATGCATTCGGTCTTTCGGAGGCGTGGTCATCGCTTAAGGTGTCAGAGTTTCATCTCACTTTGGGCGATGAAGTTATAAAACACAAAGGCACATATTCTATAAACGCCTTTGCAATAAAGAGCATTTCTCCTGAGCATAGAACTTGCGTCATAAGCATGCAATTGATCAAAGAATGACCATATTTATTAAAGAGGTGTTTATGAAAAACGGTGATAAATGCGAGTGCTGTGATGAAGATAGGGAAAATTGCAGTTGTGATGAAGACTGTGACGGCTGCACTTGCAAAAAAATAAATAAAGAGTCATTCGCCTTCGATAAGTTCATGGATGCTATCGTCATTCAGGAGTTATATCGTAAGCAATCACCTGATTCTCCCAATAGAGAAAGGGCGAGAAGACATCAAGAAAGACCCCTGAACAGGATTAAATTTGGGAGAAATTGACAATGAGCGTAAAACACATTAACAACGTGAAGAGTCTAAAGGATTACTTCAACTCTGTAATCAGTGAAACCTTGCGATCAAAACTTCAGACGCAGGCCATAACAGAGGAAGAAGTTCAGGACATGATGTCAGGTGGCGATGAGGGTGATGAAGACGAAGATGACCTTCTTCTAAAGAAGGGAAATGTGAAAGTCGACGATATAATCGAAAAACTGAATTCGATCAGGTCGGGAAGATCATTCAGGGATGAAAAAATACAGACAACGATGCAGAGATACATCTCCTCCTTGAAGGAAGCAGAGCAAGTCGCGTTGCTTGCATTTCTCAAGGCAATCTCCCAGATTGTTACAGCTGAAATTCCAGCTGAAGAGGTAATTGATCCCTCAGATTATCCAGCCAACATTTGGATGAAACGGAAATCCAACGGAAAAACAATCACCATCAAACCCACCATTGTAAGATCCGAGAAAAAAGATTCAGCCCCGGAAGAAGACACTTCTGGACCCACTCCGATTAAACCTAAAAAATAAGCAATATGGAAAATCAAACAATTAATTTCGTTGACTCTAGGGTGATTAGACTGCCAAATGGCAATGAACTAAGGATTGACTTGACCAACGTCATAACGAATAAGATTCGTGAAACTTTTAATCTAGGTAGCGAACGTTTGACTGACGATCACGTTAGAATGTTTCTATGGGGGGCGATAAACAACGCAATCTCAAAAGAAGAAGCTAATTTAAGTGTTTAGAATTGAGTTCAGTATACTGTGTAATTATTGTGTTAAGATTTAGCACATGATTAAAAAACTGAATAACAACGAAGAAAAGAACGTGACATCCTGCGGGTCTATAACCTACAAGATGTCACGTTCTTTTCAGGATGCACAAATTCTTCTGATTAAACAATTCTCTGACAGCGATGTCTGGGGTATGCCTAAGGGTAAAATCAACAAGGGTGAATCGCACGAAGAATGCGCAATCAGAGAGACCCAGGAAGAAACCGGAATTCTTGTAGAAATTGAATCCCCGCTTGGAAGCGTTAAGATTCAACTGAAAAACAAGACAAAAACGGTGATTGCTTATCTCGCGCGGCAGGTATGCAATAACGTACCGAACGTAAAAGATCCAGATTCTGAGGTTGCAGATGCGTCGTGGTTTCGTGTAGATAACTTACCTCCCATACAAAGTTACCAAAAACCTCTGATAGATAAAGCCCTGGATGTTCTTCGACTTAACATTATGGCCCAAACAAATGAATGAAAAGATTATAAATAAAATTAGAGAAGTATATGCATACGCAGGTCACGTAGATGACTGGAATATCATAAAACGCGAGTTGTTAAAATCGTTGCCCTCGCAAGAAAGAAAGAAGTTCGGCGAATCAGACATTATCGCAAAAATTGAACTTGAGTCTCAAGTTGCAGCTCTTTGGACAGAATTATCCGGCAGACCGATAATATTTAGAGAAAATGAAAAACAACATTAATGAAGCAATCCTGCGTAAATACATCAAAGATATTTTAGTCGAGTGGTCAGACGGAGACATCACAAGTGAACCTGAAATTTCTATCAGTGAAAAGGGGTATTTTAGGGGTTTTACAAGACTATTCAAGACTGTGATTGGAAAATCCAAAGAAATGCTTGAGCAGGTAAAAACAGCCGTCAGAATTTCACTTGAAGCGGTGGGATCAATCCTTATTCCGTTTGCGTCAGCAGAATATGACGAAATATTTAAAGAATCAGAAAAAAATATAGAAGCCATAAAGAACGATCCGGTCTTCAGAGAAGCTTACGATGAAACTGCTAAAATTTTAGGAAATAGTGACGTTGCTTCTTTGGCATTTTTTGCCAATCCCTCTCTTGTGATCACGAATGCTTTTTTACAAAAAGCTCCGGAACTTGCCGTCGACGCCATTGATGTTGTAACGGGAGGTACCATGACAGATAAGTTGAAAAAGATCAAAGATGCAGCAAGTTCAGTAGCAAAGGTAGGCGCGGTAGCTGCAATTGGTTCTAACATACAAACCAGTTCTTACGGCAGGGGAAATAACTTTCTCTTTGAAGACGAATCTCCCAGTGGGGGAAAAGGTAAAGTAAAAGGAAAAGGTCAGGCAGCCACGAAACAGTCTCCGAAAAAATTGGCCAGCGTGCTGTCATCGCCAGAGATGATAAAAGCAATAAATGACAATCCAAGGGTCAAAAAAATGCGCGCCGAGGCGAAGAGAATAGTTGATGAAGAAACGACAGGTATCATAGAAAAGACGCAGCAACTACTTTCACTGAAAAGTGTGCAACAGATAGAAAAATTGACAGGTAAGAAAATTCAAACCGGCAAAGAGCTTCAGCAGTTAGGGAAAAAGGCAAAAATTCCTGATCAAAAATTGTCTCAAGAGCAATTTGCTTCCATGAAAAAAATGATCAAAGATTATGCAATAAAAAAGATGTTGCAAAAAATCAAGTCGTTGACGAACGCAAAAATCACTGACGAAAACTACGTTTTAGCTCGGTACAAAGAGACAATCAAGAAGATTCAATCCATGTGAACATATGATGATGTGTGACTTATTTTTCCCTTATGGGAAAAAAGAATAAATCTGAAAAGCAGTACAATATCGCAGTCATGCAACCCACAGAGATCAATGCTCTTCGTGCTTTGGTCAAAGAGTTCGTAAAGAAAATTGAATCAATCGATGATGAGATTGAGCTTCTCAAGGAAGATCGCAAAGAGGTGATCGAAGAGTACAGCGAAAAGCTCGATTACAAAACTCTTCAGGCCGCTTTAAAGGTCGCAAAGATTCAAAAGGGCGTTGAACACAGGGATACGTATGATCTCTTTATGGAAGTACTTGACGAAAGTAATCAGTGATTAAACACAAGCAATAAAAAGTTGTAATATAACTGCATGAATAAACCTGAAATTAAACTTCGAAAGACATATGAGATTAGATTCACCAAGTACGAATTATTACACCTCAGGGATTTAATGAGCATTTCCCTCCCTCCGGAGGGAAAGCAAACGATAAGTAATTCTCTGGCGACTTTAGAAAATCGCCAAATGATAGAGTCAATGTTGTGGCAAAAGCTTGTGAATGCTTGTCAGGAGGTAGGTCTTCCAACAGGTGATAGCGCGCCTGATTACGTAATCGCCCCGACCGGAATGTCCCCTCTGGGAGTATTTCAACTTGCAAATGAGCCATCAGATAACGATGAGGATGATGATGACGACGAGGATGACGACGAGGATGGCGTCACCAATTCTCTCTTTCCTAAAAAGGAGTGAAAATGAAACTTAACGTAGGTCAAATAGTATACGTTATACCCGACAAACAGACGGTTGTATATCCGATGCGTGTGGACGAAGAGATTACAAAGAAGATATGGCACGCAGGCGAGATCTCCACGGAGACAGAATATTCTTTAAAATCAGGCGGCGCAAATCCAAAACATTATCTGTTAAGTAGCATACAGGGTGAGGTGTTTGAGTCAGCTGAACATGCAAGAACAGTGATGTTAGACAGAGCGACAAGATCAGTGAATAAACACATTGAGTTGGCGGTGAACAAGGCAACGGAATGGTTTGCAGAAACTGCCGCAGAACCAGAGGAAGATTCCTACTCCACCGGGGATTCAGATACTGCGTACGTTGATCTTGGAAATGGCGTCAAGGGTAAATTGAGACTTTCATAAGTAAGATAGAAAAATTCAGGCAGTTGACACAGTTTGGAAAGAAATGTCATGCACTGCTCGTTTTAAATTTTGGTAAGGCCTAAGTATATATTAAGATGGGTTAACGTTCAGGCCTGTAATGAATGTTTGTGTAGTGAAATACTTTATCTCATGGGGATGAAAGATCCCCAATGGAAACAAAATCCCAATGTCTTTGAAGAAAGTTATGATTGACGTTAAGATACAATGTGGTTTAAGGGAATGAAAGTAAGACGAATTCTTCTCGACGAGCATGCGGAAAGACTACGCAGAGGCACATGTCCAAGGTGCAACAAATTTTCTCTTGTAAACATTCAAGTAAACAAGGGGCAACAGTTGCCAAGGTCCAAATATAAGATATGCAATTCTTATTGGGAATGTTCGGGTCCTGATAAGTTCTTATGTTTTTTTATGTCTGATTTGTCAGGTTCAGTTGTTTTTGAATCATCAGATGGTGTGAGTCTCATAGACTTTACTGTTGAAAATGAAAAAAACAACTATGCAAGATTGGTCAGACGTCGAGCAGGTAATTGCGTAGACTTAACGCCAAGATCTTCATCTTATCAAACTTGCGCCTAATTTAAGAGTGAAATCTCTCGTAGAGATGGTTTACATCCTTTATATAAGGAGTGTGTTAAATGTCTCACGTTGTCGCGATTGATGGTATGAATTTTATGCACAGGGCTCGATCTGGCTGGCAGATGGGTCCGGCCCCTGTGATGTTTAATTTCATGAGAAACTTTCGATCGATCATCGATCAGTTGAAGCCGACGCGAGTCTATTTTGTCCTTGAGGGAAAAGCCCTCCACCGGAAGGAGGCTTTCAAGGAATATAAGGCAAATCGTGTCATTGATCCCGAGTCCCCTGAGGCAGCCGAAAGAGCAAAGTTCTTTGCCCAATCAGATGAAGTGATCGCTCTTTTGAAGACTGTATTTCCCGTCACGGTCGTAAGGCACCCGCACTTTGAATGCGACGACACCATTTATAATTTGATCAAGCGCGGGTCCTCAGCTGTGCAGTGGACAGTGGTCTCAAACGACTCTGATTTCACCCAGCTTCTCAACGAGTTCGACAACGTAAAAATCTGGAACCCGATGAAGAAGGGTTACGTAGTCTGCCCAGAATATGATTATGTCACGTGGAAGTCTCTCCGCGGAGACGGTTCCGATAACATTCCAGGCATCCCCGGCGTTGGTGATAAGACGGCGGAGGTACTCTCTAGAGACTCAAAGATGCTTGACGAATTTCTCGTCTCTGACGTTGTCAAGTCAGATACTTTCATTAGAAATTACGATCTCATCAAATTCGCTTTCTGGTCAGACGAAGAATGCCTGGAAATGACTTCTTCTTCTCCAATCCGAGACTGGGTTCCTCTTCGAGAAGTCTTCGAGAAGTACGGGTTTTCCTCCCTCCTCAAGGAGGGCTCGTGGGATAAGTTCATCGGAACATTTGATTCGCTCTGGGGGTAACAATCCAGAATCTCAAGATAGATAATCTTGAGGTTTATATGACACTTTCAAAATTTAAAAAATTCCTCGGTTACGCATGGGCAGCACCAGTTACTCTTTTAGGGCTTCTGTATGTCACGCTCTTTTGGGCCATGGGATGGTATAACTGGGGCGGTATCGTAGACGATGGAATGATATGGGAAGTGAATCATGAAAAGACTCCATCCTGGCTCAAGAATTACTGGAGACGCTGGGGTGGACATGCTATCGGTAACGTGGTCGTCTTGAAGCAGTCTATCATGGACAGCCGTGAGACTCTCACACACGAGTTGCGTCATGTCGAGCAAGTCATGCGTTTGGGAGTTTTTCAACCCATTATCTATGGAATAAATCTTGTGGCGATGAGAATCGGATGCCCGGGAACTCATCCATACTATTACAACCCGTTTGAAGTCGACGCAAGACGCGTTGCGGGCCAAAAAATTGAGGTGCGTAAGTGATGACACCACTTCTCTTGCGTGAGTTTGTGTCTTTTGTCCTTCAAGAGCTTCGGATGAATAAAGATGCATACACTAACGCGGTTGAGATGTTGAAGGGTGAATACGTTCCTCATTCAAATAAAACCTCTTCGACCAAGACTTCACTAAAAACGGATTCTTCTTCAGAAAAATCCTCCTCTGAAAGAGAGGTCTCTGGTACGTCTTCAAGTAAAGAAAAGGACAATCATCTCGACGTTGCCAACAGTATCGTTTCTCAGTGGGAGAAAAGTGTAAAAGTAAAATTTGACAAAGATTTCCTCAAAGAGATTGGGCCTTATGTCAAACATTATGCAAGAAATCACGCTGACGTTCCTTCATCAACCGAGATGCAAAAAATCATAAAAAGTCTCAATGAACGTTTTAAGACTCATCTTGATAAGATGAAGACACCTCCTTCTGAGGCTTCTTGGGCACAAGTGACGCAGAACGTTCTAGACGAGCTTGAAAAATTTCACAATGACAAAAAGACTGTTCCCGTGAATAGAAAATTCAAAGATAGGATGTTTGTAGATGACCTGAAGTCTTATCTTCAGGCAGAGCTTTCTGGTAGGGTTCGTCAAAAAATGACCTCATATGACATTGCAAAATTAGTCAGTCAGGTGAACACAAGGTTTAATAAATACATTAAAAGCAAGGTTCCGTCAAAGTGAATCTTGTCCTCAAACAATACATTCGCGAAGTGCTCACCGGATTTCGTTCGCTGAGCTCAACCGGCCCAGACAGGGCTTTGGGAAACATACGCCAGGGCGATTCAACATCTGGGCATCAAAACAGGGGTATTTTTGCAGATCTTGAAGATCTGAATGGTTGGGAATTCGAAGAAGATCGTCTTGTAAAAGATGAAGGTAACCGAATACCATAAAGGTATGGCATTATCCCCAGACAATCAAAAGATCATTAGGATGGCTGCCCGTGAGGCAGGAGATCATCTAAAGGGAAAACTCCCACCTTGTCCATTTTTGAAGCAACGCAATTCATACGCTCACATTTGGGAGCGCCTGAAGGCTCGTTTAGGCAAGTCTTACAAAGACTGCGACGATTCTCAAGCAGGTGAGATCCTTCGTCTCATCGAATGGTACAGAAACAACCCCTGTTGAGGAAACATGAATTTTCTAAGCATCACTGCGATCATCGGCTTTTTAGGCTCTATCTGGGCTTTCTTTCGTTACGTGCTTATCTGCACTTATCGACTTGAGTCTGACACCTCAAAGAGAATCCTGTCAAGGATCCTTTTTGAGAAAAAGTTTAAGTATATCATAAACTCTCAGCACACAATTCCTCCAAAGCTGCCTGAAACTTTTTCTGCAGTCGTCCGTCTTGATGGTGTTTCATTCTATTTCTCTCGTGAAGAAAGGCTCCTCAACGCGGGGTGGAAAAGCAAAGAGGATATCAGCCAGGCAACCTTCTTGAGGTGGAATAGGTCGAAGATGGACAAGCTCTTTACACGCTCCTCGGACGAAGTGACCGTACCTGTCAATGCGTTGAGCCCAGGTGGAAATGAGAAGCTCGGAGAGATCATCAAGGAAGACGATCCGAAGCTTTACATGAGTCCTGAGGACTTCCGTGACATGGAAGCCGACGTCATTAACGTCCTTTCCGGCAGGGCTCATAAGACGAGCATGTTACTTTACGGTAAGCCAGGCAACGGAAAGACACAGTTCGTCAAGTACCTCGCAAAGAAACATAATATGCCGATTAACATTGTGTACTTCTCACCCGAGTACTCCAACATCGAGATCTCAACGATGTTTGCTAACATTCCAGCCAACTGCATAGTTCTCCTAGAGGACTTTGACACCTACTTCGATGGTCGTGAATGTCTCATGAAGAACGAACACGTCAGATTCACGTTTGATTCCATCATCAATGCGTTGGACGGCGCCTACAACGACTACAAGGGCGTCGTCTTCATCATGACAGCAAATGACATTGATAAGATCGACGATTCTCTGAAGAAGCGCCCGTCAAGGTTCAAGTTTGTGAGAGAGTTTTCAGGACCTAACGAAGACGTCAGGATGCAGATCCTCTCTGACAGGGATCTAGTCGAGCAGTCAGCAGGCATGACGTTGGATCAAGTGTTTCACTATAAGGAAGTTCATTGATACCGCCACGGTCTCCCTTTGGACTAATACAGGAAGATCTGTGGCCAGACAAGTGGAAGATTCTGCTGGCATGCATGTTCTTGAATTGCACTTCGAGGAAGCAAGTTGAAAAAATATTGCCGAAGTTCTTCTACGCGTGGCCTACGCCTGAAGCGCTTATTGACAGTGACAGACGTGCCTTGATTGACATCATAAAGCCCCTGGGCTTCGCTAACAGACGTTCTGAAAATATCATTAAGATGTCTAAGGCTTATATTTACGGCATCTGGAGTGATGCCCGAGAGCTCCCTGGAATCGGTGAATACGCCGGAGCAGCTTATGATATATTCTGTAGGGGATTGCTGCCTGCCGAGCCACCGAAAGACGGTGCGCTTGTGAGGTACTACGAATGGAGAAAGTTACATGAAGAAAGAGAAGAAGCCCGCCCAGCGAATCAAGAAGGTCAAGTTTGATTTTAGCAAGGCTGCTGATGCCATTGTGGACGGAAAGTTTATCGTGTCTCTCGGGGAAAAGGTCGTTGTAGAAAGGATTCGTTACGACAAGAAGCAGGTGTCGCTCTGCATTTTCAAGGGTGTCGGTGCAAATGGCGACGTCACCATGTGGGACGATACTGTCTCTCAGTTCTTTTCCTTTGACATTAAAGATCCGCCACCCGTGAAGCTTCCGGGTGATCAACTCATGTCTTAATCACTGATCTTCGAACCATGAGACTGACGCTGCTGCCGTGTCAATGTTCGAGCCTCCCGCACGTTGCGCAGTGATTGTTAAGGTGTCCCCGTTGACGATGAAGAAGTTTTCGTCCTCAAGTTTCAACACAATCGAATCATTTGCTGCCACGATGATGCTCTTGAGAAGCTGCTGGTTTGCCGTCGTAGAAATACCGGTCGCGGTTGTATCGACAGAAGCAATCGACCTGGCCGAGTCTAGATTCTGAAAATTAACTGGCCCCGTCAAACCGATATTTTTGTAGAGATTTATTCTTAACAACTTTCCGCTGCTTGAGTTTCCAGTTTCGTTGCCGAGTGAGATGTTAAAAGGGGCCAACTCACCATAACTGCAGACCGAACCATAAATTTGGTTTGCTCTTACGGTCAAGATGGGCAATTCTGTTGTGCTGATGTCGGACTTTGTGCCCGCCGCTGAGAATGCTACTCCAACATTTCGCTGGACGATACCTTCAGTGAACAAACCGCCAGATGCCCCGCTGACACTCACGGAAGATGCTGAAGACCCGCTGTTGATCGCTTCCCATCGTATAGTCATCGCAGGATTTTTTAAGACAGTGCTCGTGTGAGAACCTGCCCACTGTATCATGTGACATTGGGCCAACAGTCCAGTCTCTGGGTTTTCGACGCTAAACGTTGGATTTCCAAACCCGAGGAATTGATAACCTATTCCGTATACATTGCCTTTGGTCGGATCCATGTCGAAGCGTGTGGGACCATTCCCGTCCATTGGATCGACGTTCCAACTTGATTGAGGGATGAATGTCTCTGTGGGCAGAACGCCTGCTTGCGTCCTTGCCGTCGTTGCGATTGAGGATGCCCCATTGAAGATGCTGAACGTTCCCTCGACAGGCCCAGGAGTGCTGGAGATGAAATGCACCTTGGCGCCGTGGGCCTCAGCAGTCCAACCCATGCCCACCCTTGAGTAGTCTTGTTTCGATATCAGGTACGCGGTTTGATTTGCGTTGCTTCCGCCGTCGATGGTTATGCTCTTCACCACACCGCCGAGGGTGACAGTCAACGTGGTTGCACCGACGCCAGTCACGTTTGCGAATTCCCTGATCTCTCTCTTGGATCTTTCGCGGTGAAGAATGCCGAAGTTCGTGCCGCTCATCGCGAAGTAATAACCACACTCAGCGTTACCCACACCGGCCAGCTGTAGGGTGTCAGCGCTTCCACCCCCGAATATTGCAGTGAGTCTGGCAATGGTCCCTTGACCTGCCCTGTATTTGCTGCTTCTGTTCAGGCGAAGCACCGCCGACGCGTATGGAGAACCGCCTGATGTGCAAGTGGCGATGGCATCGCTTGCAGAGACCGTCGGGCCGCCGCTGCCGTTGGATCCAGTGGTCCAGATAGCGCTGTTTATGCCATGCACAAACGTTCCCTGGCCGGAAGGCGTCATGCTGGACACAAGTGACGTCCCGAATGGGCCAATGGCATTTGCATTGAAGACACCACCGTCTCCAGTCCCACCTGCGTTTTTCTTTCCAAGAGATGTAAATCCAGACATATAATTTTCCCCTCAATATATAATTAAGAGCATGGGTATTAATTGGCCATCTAGCGACGAACATTTTGTTCCAGCGTATCAAATTTCAGCGTTGCCGTATCTGACGTCTTCCTTGATTTCAAATGGTGAAATTCAGAAGCACGGTTTTCCATTTGTTAGTTGCTTTGTAGATGTTGCAAACAAAGGAACGGTGGGAACAGATAAGATTGCAGTTGCATTCACAAGAAACGGGTTTAACACGGGAAATTTTGTCACTCTTGATCAAGGTGATACAGTCCATCACAACATAAGGTGTAGTGCTTTGTACATTTCGTGTTCTGCGGGTGTTGATGTTGACTATCAGTTATTTTGTGGGCTCACCACAATACCCGTTAGAAACTTCATGACGCTCACAGGATCTAACGGCCATCCTGGTGTGGGTTGACCTTGTAAAACTTTTTTTCACTGAGTTAGATTCACGCTAAGGAGGATTCACATGGCTGAAATTTCTGAAGTCGACTGGATACAAGACGCTCGGAAAAAGGTTGCGCTATTCAATTCTTATACCGATTATCTGGTCATCTGTCTCGACAAGCTGGAGAAAAGCAACACAAAGAATGCTATTCTCACTGGAGCGTTGACTGACCTGAGGGATGGGCTCAAGGATGCACCTGAAAAGATCCATTATGACAGGGACACGTTGCTTTCGTGGTTAAATGAATATTTGCAAAATTGAGGTCAACAAATGCAAAGTTACGATCTTCTCAGGTGGGCAATCCGCGAAAATTTGTTAGAAATCACAAGGTACGAGCGTGAGACAGGAAAAAAGCTCGACATGGTCCACGGAGACAAGCGCTACGGCGACTGGCGAGAATCTCTCCAGCACTATTCAAAGATGCCCGGTGTGTACATACACTTTTCGCTCTTTCCAAAGTTCGGGATATATCCCAGCAACAAGTTCACGACCCCCACGGGGTTTTACGGTTATCCTCTCAAGCCCGGTAAGATCTCTGAGTTTGCGGTGGAGAGGCCTTACATGATCATCTTCAAGCCGAAGTCCTCAACGAGGCTCCTGAATCTTGACGACAGCTACACAGAGGGTGACCTTGAGAGAGACCTGCAAATCCTCATGGACAATGGGCTAGACGCTGACGTCATCGAAGAGGCAAAGAAACGTGCTCGGGTGCAGACTCCCGCGGGTAAGATCTGGAACGTGTCTCGTATCTTTTCGCGCATCGTGTCAAAGGGCATGCTAAGCGACAAGCGCTCATCGAGCAAAGAGGCACAAGACACTGAGGACAAGGAGAACTTTGTAAATAAATGGGCTCAGGTGATTCACAGGTTGCTGGAATATGATGGCGTCGCGGACCCTGGTAATGGGGTGATTTTCGGACCAGAGCCAGCGCAATCCGTATTCTTTGACTCCAATTACCTAGAGCTCCTTGATGTTATCAAGAAAGATGAGCTGACAACGAATCCAGATCAACTGTTCGATCAATCTCTAAAGAATCACCATAACGACGTAAGTCTCGTGGACCATACGTTTGGTCGAATTCCAAAAGGCTCTACTTTTCTGACTTGCATGTTAGTTGGTGTCAAGTTTGATAGAAGCATCGGCGGGATAGATTTCTTTGGGACTAAGTTTGAACGGCCTACGTTTGGTAACGGTATCACCGTGCAAGACTGCAAGTTTAACGAAACTACGCTAGACCAGTCTTCGAGCTCTCGGGTAAAATTTGTGAATTGCCTCTTTCAAGGAGCGGCCTTGAACAGCTCCGAATTTGCAGGAGGCGAATTGATCGATTGCGACTTATCGAAGGTAAAGAGCAGTGCTACACGCTACACCGACAGCGAAATCATGAACTGTAAGATCGATGCCTCGATGTTTTCTTACGGCGTGTTCACAAACGGCAACATCACAAACTCTTCCTTGAAGGGCACGCAGTTTAAAAATTGCAAATTCGCATCAACAACATTTCGTGACCTAGGCCTCAGCAAAACAAAATTTGATCGTACCGTCCTAAAGGGCGTGACGTTTGAGAACGTGGACCTGAGGGGTGTGGATTTTCGAAGTTGCATTGTACATCCTGACACGAAGTTCGTAAATTGCCGAAAGGACGAAACGACGCTCTTCGGTGATCCTGCGAACCCCGGCAATATAGTCGCCTCTCCAGACGGTTTCATACACAACTGGAGTTGATTCTCTTGTGAAAACCCGCACCTAAACATCTTATCATGGAAGTAAATGAAACCTGGGGACCTCGTCAGATATTATTCCAATGTAACCTTTCAAACTTTTTTGTGTGTCGTCTTAGGCCGCAGAGATGATGTAGGAAGGGGCGACAGTGTTTTCTACACTGTACTATCTTCGAATGGAAGGGTGAAGGTGTTTTCATCAAGGTACATGACGTTGATTTAAATCACACGTTATTATGAGAAAATGAAGAAGCACAGGCCAAAGAGAGAATACCAGACAGGCGACCTCGTCCTTGTTCCTGGGAAGAACAAGGTTGGCCTGTCTCACTTATATCCTGCAGTTCTTCTGAGTAGATACGTGAGTGAAGACGACGTTGTACAACCTCACCTGTGGCGTGTCATGTACGTCGGAGATGAGTTGCCCAAGGGTGGGGAACGTTTTGTCTCGACTTCTGTTTGGGATTGGGTGGACCGATGGTAAATCCTTTTACGGTAATCTGTGACAAGGACGGCGACCCGGTCGAGCTGATCGGCGGTCTCGGTTCCACGGACATCCCCCACGCCATTGTGAGGGAACTCAATCGGAAATATCCTCAGGACGCCCCACACAGGTCCTGGGATTGGGATGGGCAGGTGTTTAACCCCACACCGGATTAAAAGTTGTCCAAATGAACACTTCTGGTGTATCATATACACATGACTGATAAGACCACACATAGACCTTGGGGACATTACACGGAACTTTACGAAGACGACATGTGTAAGGTGAAAAGAATCGTTGTGAATCCAGGAGGGAGATTGTCTCTCCAGTCCCACTTTCACAGGGAAGAGCACTGGACGTTCATCTCTGGCGTTGGTGTCATCGAACTTGAAGACATGCTGAGCAACAAGCGAGAGATTATCGAGGCGCCTTGTGGTCGCAAGGGTGTAACATTCGTCATCATCGACAAGGAACAGAAGCACCGGGTCCGTAATGATTCTGAGAATGAACCCCTCGTCTTCATCGAGGTGCAGAGGGGAGATTCGTTCGCGGAGGAAGACATCGTTCGTTATCAGGATGACTACGGTCGAGCTTGATATTCTAAATTCTAGAATATGGAATGGGAGGAAAGATGAATCGGGTCGAGAGGTTTAGGAATTGTATCATGGACGCTTCGGGACGCATTCGGCGAGCCCTGATGTCTGAATATGGTAATCTCCACTATGGATTTGGAGAGAAATACTACAACGGTCCGGATGAATATACTCTTGGATGGTTTCGTCACCCCGACCCTGACATGAAGGTCTATGAAGTAAAGTATAGACCCTCGTGGGGAATCGTGTGCAAGGGTCTTGACAAAGGTAGCAATGGTGCAGCGCACGACATCGCGATGGTTGTTCCCGAGGGATATGAATGGGAAGAGAACCCGACACCGCACAGAGAATAAGCCTAGGTTCTCTCACCAGAATCAATAGTTCTATACCTGTGGTCTCCTATGGGCATCCTGGTCCCGGACCCGGCCCCAAGCACTGGGAACCTTCAATCCTACTTCAACCAAAAGAACCTCTCCTTGTCATTGAAGTTAAAGACTCTTTTTCTCAAGTGTTTGGAAGCAATGGATTCGGATGGTTGTTGACTGACTCACTGAAGGTGATAAATGAGAAATGGTGACCTAGTTCGCACAGTTAGGATTGACACACAACAATTCTACATCTGGGACAATCCTCCTGGTCCTCGACCTATTGGTGTGCTGAAGAAAGGTGAAGTTGCGGTTGTCGTATCACACAATCCCCACATTGGAAGGGTTCAAATCTTGACCAAAAGCGGAGCCGGGTGGATATCGGATGGTCTCGTAGAGCGTGTCACATGAGACCCGGCGACCTTGTGAACGGGTCCACTTTCTTGTGGGATTCGCCTCACGACTACGAGGACGTAAAGTTCCAACGCGCCACATTTCATGGTGATTGTTACCTCGTGGTCGCGACGCTGGGGTCTGTGAACCACCCAGGGGACCTGTGGGTGAAGGTCCTTTATAAGGAATCGTTGGGATGGGGGTTGGGGACCGATATGGAAATTGTCCGGCGCAAGGGATGATCTTGAGGGGAAACATGAAAGTCAACATCATTCCGCCTGGTTCTCTCGCTAGATTCACGGATGAGACCACGGTGTGGAATGTCAAAATGATTGGTTGGATGCGTGAGGGTGACCTCGCAATCATTCTGGAGGTTGATACAAAGGTGACAAGCTGGTATAGGATTGTATCATTCAGGTATACAGGCTGGGTGACAGGTGATCATATGGAGAAAGTGTCATGAACTACGACATTCGTTATCGTATTAATGAACTTGTAGATTTAGTGGACGACGAGCGAGGGTATAATCCATGGAGGGTTGTGTGTATCTTCATTCATGGAGACGGTGGAATCATTGACGAAAAATATCGCGTTTCCTACAACCTCATTTCGCACAACGGGGAAGCTGGTCGTGGCGCGTACAACCACGAAATTTGTCCGCCCGCAGCGTCTCAACCCAGAATGCACAAGATTTACGTGAGTGACCCAGACATCGTCGCGATGGTGAAGGAGATGACCCCGGAAGAGCGTGACCGACTTGCTCTCAAGTTCGAAAGTTTCCTCGGGTGGAATCGAGGCGACGGACCCGGGGTGCGGTTTGAGATCGTAGAGGATGAGTGATGCGTATCCGCCCAGGTGACTATATCCTCTACAACCCCGACTTCAGTTTCGGGGTCGAAGGACTCGTCGTCGGGTTCAACAAGACAAGTTCCAAGATACGTGACTTCATGTCGGTGTGGGGAGAGGTACACATCCTGACCCGGGGGCGAGGTGTCGTGTCGCTATCCTTGGTGGAAGACGACGTGGTGAATGTCGCCCTGCGGGTCCGGAGGGTCCCATGGGATCAGGAGACATCATCAAGTTGAAAAAAGAGATTGACATGGAAGCGCATGGCGAAGCCCGAGACATCTGTCCGGGCGACCTGGTGACGATAAAATGTCGTAATGACAG